ATGACCATTTCCCTACCGAAAAACACGGCTGGGGGTAATGACCATTTCCCTACCGAAAAACACGGCTGGGGGTAATGACCATTTCCCTACCGAAAAACACGGCTGGGGGTAATGACCATTTCCCTACCGAAAAACACGGCTGGGGGTAACTACCTTCACCGTAAAAGTTCATCCTCTCGGTCGTCCAGGAACTTTTTGAGTTTGGCCTGGGCCTCGGCTAGGTCCGTTTTTCGTTGGGCCGCTAGAGTCTGGGCTTTGGTTAAGGCGTCCGCCGCTTTATTATACTCCTTTTTAGCAAAGGATACTTTTTCTACGGGCGTTAACTCAAGTTGCGCAACGTGTGTTGCATGCCTAACCGAATAGGTTTCTCGGACGCGTTCACCTATCGCATCAAGTGGACCGTCTTCGATTTGTAAGTCTGGTGCACAGATCACTTTACACTTGTATGTCTTAGCGGCGTTTGGGTCGTTACGGTCCAACTCTATGCGATAGAGCAACTTCTTAACGCGCCTATCTGATATAATAGTGACTATACGTCCAGACATTAGGCCGTCCAGGGTAAGAAACTTAGCACGTCGGCCAACGTTTTGCATAACGACCTCAACCTCCTTAGCGATAGTAGCGTCGTCCCAAACGAGGGCCGCAACCTCAGCGCGTACTCTACGCTTAGGTTCTTTTACGGGGGCTAATTCGGCCGTTACTTCTAATAGCTCAGAATCGTACACCTTCATAATCCTTCGTGTTTCGTCGCCTTCGTCCGTAATCTTAATGGCATACAGAATTCTGTTATTAGCACCGATTACGACGTCTACGATTACGCCCTTATGCCACGTGGCTTCATTAAAAGGAACGACGTTACACATGTGACCTATATTAGGCCTTAGGTCGTCCACAATGTCGTTAACCTCGTCGTCTGACAACTTAGTATCTACGACCGCGGGGGCGTCGTTTTCTGATATTACACAAGGGGCGCGAAAGTTTCCCCCTTCGTCTAATTCGTGTGTCTGGGCCCGTGCATCTAAGACGGCCCTAATTTTGGGTTGCTCCTTTTCTGTAGCAACCTCAAATAATGCCTCAAGCTTTCTAGAGCTCAAGGCATTATAATCTTTATTTGTCATTCTATAATTAATTTAAGTAAATAATCAATAGGAAGATAAGGCCCGTAATCCAATAGAGTAGGGACTTAGTTACGGGCAACGCCTTAATGGGAAAAGGGCTGAGTACCAAAGCACACAGTATTATTCCGCCGTGTACGCCTATAATAAACAGTACCAATTTAAGCAGCTTGAGTACTATTTCGTTCTTTGCTAATTCAATTGCTAACATGCTAGTTTTGTGTTAAGTGAATAAAACTGTATAGATAGTTCCGTCTTCATACGAAGATGGCAACCAAAGCCAAAGTCATGAGCCAAACGCCTAAGCCTCTGGGCGTCCGTTAAAGTGGATACGCCGCTTCCTGTAGCCCACAGATAATAAAAGCTATTGCCTCTACTATCTTTCGCGTCTTCTAATGCGATTACAAAATCTTCGTCCATAGTCTCAAGTATTAAGTTTCAACCTATCTTTTACACGGGCCTCCATGTCTGGGTCGCGAAAGATAAGACTTGCGACTACCATGTTCACAGCACTAGAGTATTGTATGCTTCTTAAGCATGTACCCACTTGTTTATTTGCTTTACAAGTGATGTATCCGTCGCATTGAAAGCACAGTGTACGTCTAGTAAATTTGCGTGCTATTTTTTGACTTTCTGGTATTTTCATAATCGTATGATTTGTTTGTTTTCTACGTCGTAAATTGCTAATTGCTTCCATATCACAGCCTCACTTAATGCGTGTGCTTTGTCACTTTCGTTTACAGATAGGTCAAAGAATACTTTGCCCGTGCTTTGATCATACCAGGAGCCGAGGTATAAAGGTTGACCAAAATAAGTTGTGCCTAATACGTCTACGTGTGACTTCACCCAGGCCGCGACGGCGTGTACATCTACTTTCGAAAGCGTCTCATACTCAAGTGTATGCTTCTTACCGCCTAAGGATACCATGTACCCCGTTACAGGTTGTTCTAAGTCTAAGTTATAAGAGCCGCCGTACTTTTGTTCTGACAATGAAATGGAAGCTATTAATGTAGCTGCTATTTCGTGACTCTTTTCAGTGTCTATAAAGTTCATAATTATTTAGAATTATATATGTTATGTATTAATGATATATCGCTTTCGAATAGTTCTGTAACTGCTATGTCGCTACAGGCATAGGCCGCGAAGTTACCAGCATGGTAAATACCTGTTACGTGTTTGAAATGCTTTTGTAATAAGCCTTCAAACTCTTTTATGTCGTAGCAGTATTCGCCCATGTCGACCAACACGTTTTGTTTCTTCTTTGCTATTTCGTCTTGAGTAAAATATTTGGACTTCCATAAATCGTCTTTTAAATTTTCATTCCTTTGCCACAGTTCCGTATCCTTATTGCTAAACTTTTCACAGAATATGCAAACGCCCGTATCTTCTACAGACGCTTTCAACTCAAGTATTTCAGGTTCACGAGTCTTTGTAAAGAACTGAAAGCCCAATAGCTCAAGCGCAATATCAAAGGTTATTACCTTTGTATCTATTTGATTTATTTGTTGGCCGCTTTCGTCCGTCCAGGAAGACATAAAGCCCCCTAAGTTATTGAACAGCCTAGGATACTTCATTTGCGGCGAAATTTGTTTAGCAAGACTTATCATTTTAGGGCTACCATCTACATTAATATAGGAACCCTTAAAGCCATTGTCAAATAGAGTTTTGCCAAACAGGCCCGTAGAGCCGCATACATCTAGTATAGTTGCTTCGTAAAAGTGTTTGCGTATATTTGCCTGTAGTTCGGAAATAAAGGCCCCATACAAAGGTATGCTTTGGCGTACATGTGTATCGAACTCACTAGCCATCTTATTAAAGAAAGCTTGTTTTATGGGTGTATTCTTAGTCTTCATGGTTGCGTCTTTTTTAAATAGTATAATGTATATGTTCCGCCGTCGTTTGCGACCAGCAAAGAATTAGTAGAATCATATCTACCTTTACAAAAGGTGATCATGTTATAAACATTATCAAAGTCCTTACTACATGAAAAATCTTCTTTCTTCATAACCGTATGCGTTTAGTATCCTAGATATTGTAATATTGTGCAATTGGGTAAGCGTTCGCCGCTTGAATCGGTTACTTCAAATTCGCCGTATTTGCCGCAAGTAAGCGTATCAAAAAGTTCAGGGTGGTTTGCTACATTATATACGCGTAAAAATGTAATAGGTTCGTCCGCTTTGCCGAAGGCGTATACCTGTAATCCGTGTTGCTCTAATAGCCCTTTTGTGGACCAAAGACTCTTTGCTATTCCTTCTTTTGTCAAAGGAGTTAGAAGGCCGCTATAACTTTCGAACAGTATTTGCTTCTTTAATGTTTCTCTTATCGTCTCCATATCTATAGATATTAATTATGAAGGCCCCACGTGTTATGCTCAATAAGAAGGGCATTAAAAGTAATGTCGTTATTATAATCGTCTTGCGACATATCAAATAAACTCTCAGCGTCTTCGCACTCGTATAAGTACCAATCAAAAAAGCCTTGTATGGTATCGAATAACTTTACGTACCCGTTACCATCAAGGTAGGCAACACCCGTAAAGGGCATTCCGTTTGCGTCGACGCCCGTAGTTTCTGCTTTTAGAAACTCCATTTGTTCACCCTGTTTTTGCCCGTAAACCGTTTCGGTTATCGTTGCAAGTCTGCTAATGATCTTCATAATCTGTATGTATTAATTTGTAAGTACAAAGATAACATGTTGTCCTTATACTTACAAATGTTTAGCGTTAAATTATGCTAAGGCTTGAATAATTCTTTTAGCGCGTCTAATTTCAAAGCGGGTAACTGCTTTTCTTGCACCGTTATGAAGGGCAACGCCTCTGGGAACTCGGCTGTAACTCTTTCGAGTGTAGATAGAGCGCGAAGATTTTCGGTTAGTTCCTCGATTAATTCCGCTTTACAATATCTTTTACCCTTTGGCCCGTCTAGCCTATTAGTTAGGTCCCACGCTAAATTGTAGTCGTTTAGTGATACCTCGTAGGAGCCGCTTTTGTAGGGGACACTTTTGTCTAAGTTAAGTTTAATACTTCGCCCTGGGCCGTGTATTAAGCCCCTAGGCGTTTCCGACGGCGGCACTACGTATAAGTGTTTCATACTGTTTTGACTAAAATAGGAGGGGTAAGCCACAAAGCAATTGCGTACATTTGCGGGGATGTACTTTTCGCTGATTCTGTAACCTAAGGCATGCAAGTTATCTTCTAAGACTTTTATACCTTCGTCCCAGATTTTGGATGCCATTTTCTCGGCTGTTTCCGTTGCCAACGCTTTTGTAATTTTCATAATGCGTAATAATTTTTATCTGAGTACATAAATGTGTAAATTGGGTGTGCCCTTTGAACTTCATATACGCTTATTGCAGGCACTTTGAATAAGTCATAAGAGTAAGTAATTGATACCTCTGTGTCTAGGGTATAGTCATACATTTGCACGCTCTGAGTCAATGCGTCAAAGCTATCTAAACGAAGGTCATGCTTTTCGAGTTGAGGCTCGGCTTGACATGCGACTAAAAGAATAGACATAACGATTACAGTTGCTAAATGTTTCATTTTATTTTGCTAATGCTGAGTACAGCGATTAAAGAATCTTCACCCTTAAGGTCCGTAGGCCTATTACATATAGCCATAAATCTAGTATTTGACGGGCCCTGGTTATTAGATACTAAATAGGCTTGCTTTGTTAGTAGCTGTAGGCAATGTTCCGTTTCTTCGCTAGATATGTGCATCATATAAAGTAAATCTTTTAGCTTCATATCTAGGCGGTTAACGGGGAACATCCGAAAGTTAACTAAGTCTTTCATGTCTTCGACGTCTACGCAATTCAAACAATTTGTGCACCTTTTACAGTCTATACAACCAAAGCAGTCTACACAATTTTCACACCTTACTAGGTCCGCGCTAGCCTGTAGAAAGTTAGTAAAGCTGTAGGCCTCAGCATTCCAACGGTTGCCGTACCTATCGACCCAATAACCCTTTTTATAATATACTGATTCGTGTTCGTTCATGGCATATCCTCCACTTTTACGTTATCATACCCCGCGGCCTTAAGATCCGCTTTGATATACTTAGTGAAACGACCTTTTTTAGTGTACTTATGTAAATAAAACACGTTCGCCGTTGTATGACACCCCTCAAGAATAGAATAGCAGTCGTATTTCTCTGTGAGGTGCGAATAGTTATTTAGCAACACAATAAGAGTATCCCTTATGCCCTCGGTTCTAATTGCAATACGTACCGGTGCATTTTTGATCTTTTCGCCCTTCTCTACTAACTCCTTTGCCTGAATAGCATTTTGATCTTCTACGTAACGAGTCTCACAGGCCAACGCCCTTTGAAAGTCGTTTAGGAAGGTCAAGCAACTATTTTTTGTACCTGTGTGGATTACTTCGCCGTGAAGTTTGACATGTGAATAACCATTGTATTCTTGAGTCTCAAATGCAAAGTCCGTTGTTTGCTTTGCTTGTGCGCAAGTTGCGTCTAGTAATTTTTTTGTCCCTAACATAATTGTATATCTTTATTTATTAATATTCTGTGCAAGTTTGATCTGAAAGGCTATGAACTTTTCAAAGTCTGAATAGTTTAGGTTCAAATACGCTTTGTTTATCACTCTATACCTCGTTTCGTGCGTCTTAGCTCTTTTGTAAGATGCCTTATAACTGTTTAATGTTGCCATAATCTTATTTATTAAGTGTTTCGTCTTTGTCAATCGTAATACCCCTTTTTGCGCATCTGTTTAACAGCATGCCTTTACGCATATAATACGGTGTGATTTGTTGCCAAAAACAAAGGTCGCCCGTGTTTACTCTTTCTATTACTGAGTAGCCCATTGTCTCGTGCTCAACTAAACGCGTATGTATACGTTTTGTCTCTGCTAACCTTTTAAGCTCGTAGGCCTCAGCACCTTCTATTATTTCGTTTGCTATTCTATTATCCCAGGTCTGTTTTCTACCTTCTTTGGGCATGTTAAGTGCTACGTTCCGTTTTGCTTTATTTAATGTCTCCATAGTCGTATTATTAGTTTGGTTTTATAGGCAATAAATTCTCTAAATTCTGAATCAGAAAGATATAAGTATGCACGGTTTCTAATCTTTATAGTTCGCCTGATATTGTTGCGTATTAGAGCTATTCTGAATGCCTGTTTGTAATTATCCAATGTTTTCATAATCTTTATTTATTAAGTCCCTGTAATGCGTAATACTCGTTCTGTATCTTATGTAGGCCGTTGTCCCACGCTTCGTTGTCTGCTAACTCGGTCCTGGGATTAACGTATAGAACTATGCCTAATAACGAGTAATCTAAGAGTAGTATATCGTCCGTACCGTTCAGGCACTTCTTTACGTACGTATCGAGTTCGTCGGGTGTGAGTACTCGGCCCGTACCTAATATGGGTGTGACATGTACCGTTACTTCTTTGCCTTTCTGTAGTATGGTGTAGGATACACTGAACACAGTTGCGTAACCGTTACCCGCGTTTGACCAACCCTTTGAGGTTAGTTGCTTAGCGTCGATACAGGGGCGTTCGGTCAACTTAACGTTGCCTAATTGCCAATAGTTCACCATGCTAGAGGTGATGCGTGCCAACTTACTTTGTCTGATAAGTCCATTGATAGCGTAACCAATAATGGATGCAAGGAATAGCGCACATAATGCAAGTGCAATTCTTTTGATAAGTTCTTTCGTCTTCATAATCTTTATGTATTAATTGTTTATATGGGGACTAACCGCGTACGCCGCCGTTATATATTCTCTTTAGTTTTCCATAGCCATACTTTCTGTAGTTAGCTGTGTCTGCTTTGAACGCTTGATAAGCTTCTGTGATGTTAGACGCGCAATAATTAATCTTTGTGCGACGACCCATTGAATCTATTATTTCATAATAGTTCTTTTGCTCTGATGTTACTGTAGATGTTATCATATTCTTTATGTATTAATTGTTTATACTAAGGTATGGCATGTGCCATAGTCAAATGTCTTATTGAACTCTTTCAATACAACAAAGATAATAGGTTTATCTTATACTTACAAATGTTTATCGTTAAAAGATTGATATGTTTGTGTTAAATAGACTTACTAAGTTTGTAAGTATAGTGCAAACTGAGTTCTGGTTTATGTTCGCCTTTTGGATTGTGCCTGTTTGCCATTAAACTGCGCATTTGTGCTAATAGTGTGCAGTGCAGAGTATGACAAGATGGCATGTAGGTAGGGGGTAAATGGTTCCGTTTGAAGCAAGTGGGCACACGTAACTATCTGGCTATCAGTTCATTACCCCTTACCCATTGAACCTTTACTTTAACTGACATTTTGTCATGTTGCCATAGTACTGTCATTATGTCATATATCTATCTGTCATTTTGTCAGGTACCTTATTTGGCTCATAGATGCATCACAATGCTATACAGTACCCAGATGAATAACTTGTATACCTTTGAGCCTAAACGTTTATAACTCGTACCCAAAAAACCGCGTAGGCTATAAATGTCTGATGGCCTACTCTGCACAGTGAAAAACTGCATGGTGAAAAATCGGCCCCCCTTTTGGCATTCGGCTAAGGGCCCTACTCTATATTATAATACCCTGTCGCATCCTCGAACATTTCTAAAATCCTCCTACGAGGCCCCTTAGCTCCTTAGGCCTTCCAGGTAATCCTCCCAAAAAATATAATTGAGTCAAAGGGCCCCCTCATATCAATGTAGCCCCTGTGCCCAACCCCTTAAAAAATTATTTTGCATCTATCGAAAGAGTATTATACATAAAAAGTGCATATTAATAAGCAAATAAATTGTAACCGCTTGAGGGTTCAGTTAATTACGTCAATTCTGTTTACATTTATTAGTAAAGGAAACAAAGTAAACAATAATAAACAAAGCTTTGTTTACGCTAGCGGCTCTGATAATGAGAGAGTTAGACCCCTGTAAACAAAGTAAACAATAAATTAGCAAGAAACACTGATGGAGATATAGATATGCCTCTGAGCAAATGTTAATAAATACAGTGCCGAAAACAGCGCTAGAGGTTTATAGGAATTATTGTTTACTTTGTTTACGCATAAAATAGGTTGTTTACCCAACAGTCACTTAAAGATATGACACACAATGGGTTACACACGATTTGCACCCGATTTTATGCGTAAACAATAAATCGTCTTTGTTTACGCCTTTTTGGTCAACCGTTAAATATTTTACACTATATTAACCCGCCTTAACTGATTTTCCTTAGCGATTTTGTTGCGCGCTAAATTGCGCACTAAATTACGAGCTTATTTTTCCCCCGATTTTGTTAACAATAAATGACAATTTTCTTTTTCACGCTATCAAAAGTTTGTCTGATTCTTTGTTTCTTTGTTTCGATTCCTTTATTCATGGGCTTTTTGGCAAATTTATTGTTTATTTCGTATATTTTCTTGCCTTTTCTCTTGTTTCTCCTAAAATAATGCCTATATTTGCCCACATAATATATAAAGGAGTAGACTTATGGCAGACAATATACTAGATAACGATATAATGAACCTCTTGCCGCCCCGCGGTGTCTCGCAGGACATGGAGCTCTCTTTGGAGCGAGATCGGCAGCTTAAGAAAGGCAGAGATCGGGAGAAGTCTCGTATTAACGCCTCTGAGATGGTACGCCTTAAGCTCCGTGAGAAAGAACGGATCAGACAGGAGGAGGTTAAGCAGTCCAGAAGGGATACTGTCAACGACAGAGAGGCCGCTGAGCTCGAGAGACGCAAGGAGACGCTACGTACGATAGAGACTATCGACGCCAATCAGCCCGTTGTAGTCCTTCCTAAGGAGGCTGCCGCTCTGCAAGGTACCTCAAGACCGGATGTCGTTAAGCTGCTCACAGCGCTTAACATCAACCTGAACTTACAGCTCACTAAGAACGACGTAAAGAACTTAATCGCATGTCTCATGACGTGTAACGCCACTCAGCTAGATGCCGTCTTCTCTAACGCTAAAACCCCGGTCGTTATTAAGGGCCTGATCAAACGCATCATCGACGATGCACGCGTCGGTAATATAGAGACGACCGAGAGGCTATGGGATCGCATATTCGGTAAGGCTGACATGGTACTTGATGTGCCACAGGGCTCAAGCCTCATCGAGAAGGGGATATTACCTAATACTCCGGTGTCACGCGAGACCTATGTATTGATACGCGAGACGATCATGGGCCGAGACGACGTTAAGTAAACTATTGATAATCAGTTTGGCCCGGCAGATTCCGGGAGATTTATAAATTCATAAAGTTATGTTCATATTAAGAATCATTGAAGAGGTCAGAGACAACGAGAGTTTGCCTTTTGATCAAGTTATTGAGAACTTCGAGTTAGGTGCGTCCTACAGTAAACTAAAGAACGGTCATACTAAAGAGTTCGACCGGATCATGGCCGAGAACTATCCGGAGACTAACCCGAGCGAAGTAGATGCTCTTGTCATAGGTGATAACGGTATGGAGTTCTTCATCCAACCTAATACTCCACTTCGTGAGTACTCTTACTTTATTATGTCCGAGAGTGGTAAGACTTTGGAGCGCATAACTGCGACGATACCTCCTACAGTATAAGTATAACCGGATGGCTACCCCGGGTCGTGTTTCATGGCCCCCGGCGGTTCTCCTAATACATAAGATCATGAGACTAGATAATTTTTTAGGGCTGTACTTCTTAATAGTCGTGATAGCCGTTATTGTTATATTGCTCATCGGAGCTTAATACATAAGATCGTGGAACCAATAGCCAAAGAAGATTTACACCTAGCAGAGGCCCCCCGTAGAGCCTTCTGCCAAATGATTAATGCCCGGTTGAGCGAGATTGCTGAGATCAAGGCTAATTATAAGAACATCTGGGGGACACTCCGTGAAGGTGATCGAGTTAGTATCCGGGTGAGCCCCGGGGAGAAGAGGGTAGACTGCGTAGTTAGCGATGTCGGTCTGGATAACGCCCTTCGCTTCCATTACGTATTTAGGCTCGTTAAGCAAGACGGTACTATTTCTCGTCGTGAGGTTCATACTTATTCGGATAGTATAATAGAGAAGATATGAAACGGGTATATCAAAGAATAGTAGATAAGGGTCATGGAGATTGCATGCAAGCCTCCGTGGCCTCCCTTTTTGAGGATGAATATGAGAATGTTCCTAACTTTATTGAGCATGAAAATTGGTTTGATCTTTTTGAGACCTACATAAAGTCAAAAGGGTATGAGTTTGATGGGATGCTGCATAACATGGCATGGAATATTTTATCTAATCCCACCAGAGAATGCTTTGAATATATCGAGTTCGTAGATTCACAGATTATATCAAAGTTAAATATTGATGCGGAGCCCGGCGTAGAGGGACTATTCTTATGCTCTGTCCTATCGCCGAAGTACTTTACGTGGGAGCACATGGGAACTCACATGGTAATTTGCGACAGAGAATTTAATATTGTTCATGACCCTAATAAGGAGTATCGGGATATTGAAGCCTATCCCCTATCATCTATCCTTGGATACCACGGTATTATCAATATCACGACATTCAAAAAGATATGAGAGAAACTTTACAGGATATACAGGACCGAGCAAGACCCGCGTTAACCGACGGCCTATCAGCAAAGGAGATGATGAAGATCGAGATGTTATCGTCTTTCGAGTCCTTTACTCGTGTCATGTTCAAGGCTCAGTATGGTAGACGGTTTATAGTGAACCGTCACCACCGGGCTATGTTCAAGGCGCTACAGGACGTTGTCGACGGTAAGTGCACCCGACTCATTATTAATATGCCACCGCGTTATTCTAAAACGGAGGTGGCTATTAAGAACTTTACCGACTACGGTTACGCTCTGAACCCTAAGTGTAAGTTTCTTCATCTATCGTATTCTGACCTTTTGGTAACGGATAACTCCAACACTATTAGGGAGGGCATGAAGTTGCCTATTTACCGTGAACTCTTTCCCGACTCAGCCCTTGAGCATGACAAAGGATCGGCCACTCGATGGAAGACCGCTAAAGGCGGAGAGTTCTATGCTGTATCTACACAGGGTCAGGTTACCGGATTTGGTGCAGGTAACTTAGAGGAGGACGATACGAAGACTCTTAGTGAGGCAGAGCTATCTTATGACAAGTATGTAAACGAACTACTAGGGTTTGCAGGAGCTACTCAGGGCGTCTTCCAGGGCGCCATACTGATAGATGATCCTATCAAGCCCGAGGATGCCGCATCCGATCTGGTCAGAGAACGGATCAACTTACGTTTCGAGACCACTATCCGTAACCGTGTGAACTCAAGGAAGACGCCTATTATCATTATCATGCAACGCCTGGATGATCATGACCTGTGTGGCTACCTTAAAGAGATCGAGCCGGATAAATGGACGGTCCTATCGCTCCCGGCCATCTACACAGATGAGAACGGTGAGGAAAAAGCTCTTTGGGAGATGAAGCATACGCTATCGGAGCTAAAGGACTTACGACGCATTGACGAGTATAACTTTGACACTCAGTACATGCAGGACCCCACGCCTAAGAAGGGCCTTATGTATCAGGAGGGCTTTGGTACGTATAAACCCGAGCAGTTGCCTAGGTTGTCTACTCGGTCCTGGAACTATACGGATACGGCCGATACGGGTAAGGATAACCTATGCTCTATTTGTTTCATAGATACGCCCGAGTATGCTTATGTTACGGACATATTATTCACAGATGCTTCTATGGAGGTCACGGAGCCTCAGCAGGCTCAGATGTTCTCTAAGAACAAGACTACGCTCAGTGAGATCGAGTCTAATAACGGTGGCCGGGGATACGCGCGAGCGGTGAAGAAGCTTCTCAGGGTAGCCCACATATTCCGTTGTATAATCCGTACGTTCACCCAGACGCAAAATAAGCAGTCCCGTATATTTAGTAACTCAGCCGGAGTGATGAACGATATACTATTCCCCGAAGATTGGGCAACCCGTTGGCCGGAGTTCTACAGGGCTATTATGAAGTACAAGAAGAAGCAAGGTAATCAGCCTGATGATGCGCCAGATGCTTTGACCGGAGTGTATGAGATGCACATATCTAAGGTGTTTAGGCGAGGGGGCGTAAGAAGAACGAATTAAATAAAGTTAAATATTCTTCTGAGTAGTATTTTCGGTCGAGAATAAACACTATCTTTGGTTCCGTAAAGTATAATTTAAAATTAAGAGATTATGGGTCTAATGTGTGGGTGCCCCTTAGGAGCACATCTCGACGACTTACCTATTCCCGCTTGCGAGGAGTCCATAGGACAAATCCAGAAAGTAATAATCCAAAGGATTTTTAAAACGGGAACTACAAAGAATAGCATTGCCACACCTGGCGTGCTAGCCTCTTGGACTCCGCTTCTTTCAGCCGCAGACGGTTCGAAAGTAATTGTGAGTCCTTATATAATGGGGCCTACGTCCGAAGCGGGCGCCGCCAAAACTTTTGGTGGAGGTAACAATACCCTTGGAGGTATCGAAATGATTGTGGGTCGCGACCCGAGTACATTCACTTGTAACATGTATAATCAGAAACAATCTGTGATTGCCATTTTGAAAAAGTACATGTGTGAAAACGTAGGTGTATTCCTGATTGACGACGCAGGCCGTATTGGCGGATTAGCTGACGACTTAACCACTCCTACCAAATACTTCCCGATTCCAATCGGTAAGTTCTTCGTCGGTGATAAAAAAGCTGGCGGATTTGAGGAACCGGACGCTAACGTAATGAGTTGGGATTTCTATCCTAATTGGTCTGACAAGTTTACGCTTGTTACTCCAACAGACTTCAACCCGTTGACGGACTTGGCTAACGCTACATCCGTAGGCGCTTAAAAACAAAAAGGACTATGATTGATAAGATAACACTTTTCAGCGAAAGTCTGGATGAGTCTAGGGACTTCGATGCGTCACACGCGTCGAGGCTCCTTTCTCTTGATAATGGCGGGGGATGGTCCCTACCAAAAAACTCCCCTTATACATTTGTGAATGGCAGCTTTAGAACTAGTTCAAATCAAAGAAATACTGCAAAAGCCCCAGAAGAGTCAGTCAATAAGGACAGCGATTCTTCAACAGGCTCGAGTGAGGTTTCACACGGAGACGAACTATGATAGTTCATCTGTAACAATACCGACAACCATCTTTTTGAATTGGGTGAAGGCTTTGTTACCGAAGGACAAATATAACGTCTTCTTGCATTTATTCAAATTTCCCCTACAGACTCCTAGTATTATAGAGAATGTGTACAGGGAGTTAGGGCGCGTATTCGAGTCCCGGAACTCTGCGTTTGCTTATCAGTTCAGTCAGACTGAGTATGATGAGGATTGGAGAGACTATAGGCAGAATAAGCTCAATGAACCTAATGTATGGAAGACCGTAGGCTGGCAGCACCTTAAGACCGCCCCAAACAGCATACTGATCGTGGATATTCCTCCGGTTCAGTCTACGTTGAGGCCGGAGCCTTATTTCTATTGGCTAAATATAGAGGATGTAATTGATTACGATGTTCAGTGTGATGGAACCACTTTGAATTGGATCGCGTTTAGGCAGCCGGGTAATGTGGTTGCTGTTTTTGACGATACCTTTTATAGAACCTTTCAATTAGCCCCCGGCAGTAACGGGATCATGGAGATTCAGAGTCAATTGACCGAATCAGCCCATGAGTTAGGTTATTGCCCGGCCAGATTCTTTTGGTCCACTCCTATTAACGAGTGCGAAAAGGATATTAAGAAAAACCCTATATTCAAGGAATTGTCTACGCTCGATTGGCTTTTGTATTTCTCTATTTCTAAACAGCATTTGGACTTATATGCTCCCTATCCTATTGTCAGCACTTACGCGTCTGAATGTCATTACGAGAACACGGAAACGGGCTCCTTCTGTGATGGCGGATTTCTCCGTAACGAGAATGGGGATTACATAGTTCATAGGGATAATACCCTTGAACCATGCCCCTTATGCAGTCATAAGAGGCTGGTAGGACCGGGATCGACCCTTGAAGTGCCTATACCTTCTCAGACTGAGGGTATTGCGGATTTAGGTAATCCGGTTCATATTACGACTATTGATGCCGACTCCTTAAAGTATAACGTATCTGAGGTTGAAAGATTAGAGGATAGAGTTATTCTGTCTCTCGTTGGCACGGGAGGTGCTTCGGCAGTTAGTCAGAAGGAAGCTATAAACGAAACACAGGTGGCCGCTAACTTCGAGTCTAAGACTTCTGTATTAATGTCCTTGAAGTCCAACTTCGAGGCTGCGCAGAAGTTTGTAGAAGACACGATCTGTCGTCTTCGTTACGGGAGTGACTTTATTTCCTCAGCGGTTAGTTGGGGAACAGAGTTCTATGTATTCACTATAGGAGAACTTTATAGTAAATTCGGGGAGGCTAAGACTAATGGAGCCTCATCTTCTGAGTTAAGCGCTATCGCCAATCAGATACTTGAGGTCGAGTATAAGGATAATCCTCTGGTGTTAAGAAGGATGCAGATTCTCAAGCAACTTGAGCCCTATCCGCACTTAACTCTGGATGAAATGTTAAATCTATCTAAATTAGGTATACTTAATCAGATGGATGCAGTATTAAAAATAAATTTTGCTACTTTTGTCGATAGGTTCGAACGCGAGAACATAAACATTCTTGAGTTCGGAAGAGATATAAAGTTTAGCGATAAAATAGATAAAATTAAAACAGTATTGTATGAGTACGCCAAAGAAAAACAACAGCAAGAGCAAATCGGAGCTCCTAGCCCTCAAACAGGAGCTGGAAGCGAGCAAAGCCCGGCTGCTTCAAATCAAGAGTGAGAGTCCTGACGGCTTAAGTGATGAGCAACAGGAACAGTTAACGGATGTAGTATCAAACTTAGCTGACGTTGAGGATGAAATCGAGGGGCTTCCTAAAGAAGTAAAAGCCGTCGATACAGTCGCAAAAGAAGCTCTGGTACAAGTTACCGCAGATAAGATTGAGATTGCCCGATTGAAAGCCGCGCTTGAAGAAGCAAAGGCTCATCCTGTAGAGGCTCAAATCAGTAAAGCCGAGGAAGACTTTAAGTTAGAGACCGGATGCGAACAGTTTGTTCATGCCCTTATTTTTAGAGGGACAGGACGCTTTAACCGGAACACAGGGAAGGCCATAAGAGAGCCTTACGTGCAAAGATTTACCAGAGGCGAATGGGACTTGTTTCAGAAACATGCCAAAAGCTTAGGTTACGTTATCGACAAAGTATTACACAACCCTTTTGAAACCAAATAAGAGATGTTAACCGAAGAGATTATAAGTGGGATACCCGTATTAAAGGATTTAACTCCCGAACAAAAAGCAGCAATCGTCGAAACTAGTAAAAACGACGAGACTTCTGTAATTGCTAAAACTATCGGGGGCCTACACGGGCAGTACGATACCGACGTATTAACTACGTCGGGAATAGCAAAAAAAGAAGGTGAAAAATCCTACGACTATACTAAAAGGGTAATCGAAGCCCTGAAAGTCAAAGCCGAGGGAACAAAGGAAATTAACAGTCAACTCGAAGCTCTGAAAGCCGAAAAGTTAGACTTGGAAAATAAGATCAAAGCGGGTTCGCAAGACGAGACATTGAAGCAACAGTTAAACGACGCTACTGCCCAGGTGAAACAGATGCAAGCCGCGCTTACTGAGAAAGAAACTACTTTAGCTCAACAGAAGACAGAGTTTGACTCTAAGTTGAAAGACTTTAAGTTTGATGCTGAGTTCGGTAAAGCGGTTTCCGGTATCAAATTTAAACCGGGCATGGACGACAAAGAGATAAGAGAAGCTCTTTTAGAAAATGCAAAGGCTCAGGTTAAGGCAATGGGGACTCCCGAGTTCATTAATAAAAATGGCGAGGATGTTCTTGTTATCCGGGATAAAGACGGAAACGTCTTGTATAACCCACAAAATAACCTAAAGGAGTATACCCTATCGGAACTTCTTACTACTAAAACAGCTTTGGCTAAGGCTATTGATGCCGGTAGAGAAGGAGCAGGTGCTGGAACAGGGGCCAATCCTCAGGGGAAGGGAGCCGGAAGTCTTATCAACATAGCCTCAGCTAAGACTCAGGTCGAAGCTGATGAGATGATAAGCAAGTATTTGGGTGAGCAGGGCATATCTAGTATTGATCCGGCTTATTCAGCTAAATCCTTAGAGATTAGACAAGAGAACAAGGTAGGTGAACTACCAATTAAGTAAGATAAATCTGCCTCCTCACGAAGAGTAATGGGAGGGGCCTAAAAATTAAAAGTTATGAGTTTAATATTAACTAGAATCCAGAACTTCCGCGAGAAGAGTAATCTGGATAAAAATGAAAGCAGGCCTTCCCGTTACGGAGCGTTTGATGCGTTCGCGCTTCAAAATCAGATGCCTAACAGCATTCTGACAGACGCGCTAAAGGCAACCGCGCAAAGATCAATGGGAACGATCCTTGAGACTCCTGTAGTAGACTACGATGGCGCAGTTACTATCGGGAACGCTAGAACCTTGGAGATTGCGGACAGTGAGAATACTTCTCACATGGTACAATTCACCTTTGCCACTTTGGCTTGGGGATTTACTATGGTTCCGGTACTTTATCAGAACAACGAGTACAACGCACAAGAGGATTTCAACAAGAAGTTCTTGAAGTATTTGTACAAATTGGCTGCTACTCTTGATACCTCAGCTCTTGCCGCTTTGGCAGCCGCTAAGACTCAAGTCATTAATAACGGTCTGCTTTATGACAAAACAGGAGCCATTATCAATGCTAAATGGACTGAACGTGAAAACGTCTTAGGCGATTTAGGTGTAATCATGGAGGCTAATGACTTCTACGATCCCCTTGATATTGTTTCCGACGCTGGTATCGAAAGTATTGTGAAGAACTTGACAAAAGAGGGCACTTACAACGACATCAACAAAACCATTGAGTATGCGGATAAGAGATTCCACTACACCAATCGCTTTGGTGCTGACGCTACTAAGTATGCTCAAGGATACGCGATCGCACAGGGCTCTTTGGGCTTATTGTTCCGCTTCGAACGTGAGGCAGTTGCCAAAACTAAGATGGCTGACGGAACCGAGTGGGACGTTACCAATCTTCCATTGCTGAACATTCCTGTAGGAACCTATTATTACGAAGACAAGGGTAACTATTCTGCTATTGCGGGCGCCGCTTCTGCTGATATGGACCGTGTGCGTAAAGAACATTATGGCTTTGCCGTTGATGTTTGTTTCGTAACTCCGTACAACAGCGACATCACTACAAGACCTAATCCTATTTTGGCCTTCAACGTGAGCAACGTTAACGCAAGTTATGCTAAACCTGTGGTTGTTGTTAACTCTACTACAAATCCTGTTAACACTAAAGAGGTAGCAGCTTAAAAGGAACTTAGGAACTTTGGTTTCATCATAGATGAGGAGTTATGGCTTATGACGGTTGTGTCGGCCGTAACTCCTTTGATTTTTGTAGCCAATAACAAAAGCAAAAATGATAAGAACTACAGATTTAATAGAGTCTTTTTCTGGGCTCATAGGATGGCAACCCGATTATTCGATTCCCATTTCTCCGGTCCTTTCAAGCGAAGTTTCGGCTAGCAGCTCGGGCTTGTATTTTAATGGTGTGCATCCTTTGCTCACCCTAAAAAATCTATCAAGTATTGCTCCTAATTTCAGTAGCATTTCTGTGGATTTATATAGCGCTGAAAAAGCCTATGTCGCTAAAGCTATTGTCTCGAAGGACTCTAATATCTATAAGGCCACTGAAAATGTTCTAGTTGGAGAGATACCGGGGGTGAGTAGTAAGTGGATGCCCACTAGTTTATTCTCCGAATGGCTTCAAGGAAAAACGGAAGGTAGTATTCGAAAGATGATATTTGCTTATTATAACGACAAGCTCGCTAGTAAGACACATAAAACCATCTTAGAGAATAAAGCTCTATTCGATAGTACGGGCAGACTCGTGGATACTATTGTCAATAACAATAATATCGTGGGGCTTGAGATCAATCAAGTTCGATCTAAGAGTGTTACTCTCAAAGTAAACTCTATCACTTTGCAGACTGACGGGACGGGTACTATTACGTTAAGTATATACCATTCTTCGAAGTATGATCCGGTGAAAGTACTGACCTTGGAAAAGACGCAACGAGGCGTTCAGGCGTTTCCGCAGACGGATTTATATCTTCCCTATGAGGCAGACGGTATTACTGCGGGGGGCAGCTACTATATGACTTATAAGCAGTCGGAATTGGCGGGGGATAATCAGAAAGCTATTAATAAGGCTTTTGATTGGACTAACGGACCTTGTACTACTTGTTCTCGAAGAGATTATGTTTCCTGGGCACAGTGGTCTAAGTTTCTTGAGATAACCCCCTTCTATGCCGCTGAGACCTATCAAACGGGAACTGATCTTTGGGATGTCGAGAAGAACATCATGTCTTTGGATAAGAACTACGGTTTGAATCTCGACATAACACTTCAATGCGATATAACCAATATGCTTATCAAGCAGAAAGACCTATTTATTGATGCCCTATCTAAACAGGTGGCCATTGATATGCTTCGTGAGTTTGCATACAATGCAAATGTTAGGATCAACGCTAATTCTATTAACGTAGGAAAGACAGAGATTTTATATGAACTTGATGGGGATTCGACTTCGATGAAGAAGTCCGGTCTGAATTATCAATTGAATGAGGCTCTCAAGTCGGTTAAGATAGAGACAGAAGGATTAGACAGAATATGTCTGCCTTGTAGAAACAATGGAATAACGTATCATTCGATATGAGCAACGGGTTAGACGAACTGATAGTCAATATGATAGCCTATCGGGATCAGATAGAGGATTTTGTCGCAGAAGAGATCAAAGAGGATGAAGCTTTGATATGTGATATGAACTCGCAAGAGCAGCTATATGATAAGGGCGTAAATGCGGATGGTCAGGACATATTTGGCTACGCCCCTTATCGCCCTGAGACTATAAGTAGAAAGGCCTCTGAGGGGCAGCCTACTGACAGGGTTACCCTAAAAGATACGGGGGCCTTTTATCGGTCTTTCTATATAATCTTTGGGGTCGATAGCTTCTATATTACTGCGTCTGACCCTCTTACTCAAACTTTGTCGACAAAATATAGTGATAATTCAGAAAAAGATAATATCTTTGGACTCACTAACGAGAATATGTTAATCCTAAGTAGAGAATACGTTCTTCCCTATCTCCTAAATAGATTGAGGGAACGCTTTAATTTAAGATAGTATGAATGAGGTAACCATTACTAATCCGGTATTGATCGACGGTCTCCTTTACGAGATTAACGATAACCTAAAGAAGCGTTTGATCTGGTTGAATGCGGCGTTTGGAAAGGCGTATAAACTGCAAACCAGAATCAATTGGAATACTTTTGATGTGCCCCATAAATTACAGGAGACGAACTATACCTACCCGGCGGTTCATATTGCCGGAGAAGAATATATGTCGGTCTTACCTAATGACAACATAGGTAATTTCTCTTTCTTCCACATATATGACCCTCAGACTGTGGCCACTGTTTCTGCCATGCAGAACCTTTCCCTTACGGGGGCCTTGGTATTTTGGATTAAGTATGACACGATATATGAAGATGGGGAACTAAATACCGAGGTATTAAAGAAAGAAATTCTTAATGCACTTACAAGCATGCCCCTGCGAAAGGGGGGAATTAAAGTGACTTCGGTTTCGGAGCGCCTAGAAAGTGTATATAAGGAATATAACTTTGAAAAATATAGTCAGGCTACTTTGGATAAGAAATATTTGATGTTTCCTTATTGTGGGCTGCGCTTTGAACTGACATTAAAAACCAGAGAATTATGTTGAATATATTAGAAGGAGTAATCGTTACGGCTTTGACTAGTTCCTTTTTGATATTGCTAATAGCAAAGACAGGAATCAGAAACAAGGTCATTGAGAAAGCGCCCAGATTAATATCCGAGTTATTTTCATGCGACTTCTGTTTGTCCTTTTGGACTTCCCTAATGGCCTCGATAGTATTGTTCTATCCGACCGGGCTTTATGGGATTATTCTGTGTGCGATATGTTCAACACCTATATGCCGAATACTATTATGAAGAATTTAACGCTAGGTACGAAAATAATAACCGTTTACGATAGCATTGATGAGATGCCGATTGCAAACTTTCAGAAGTACAATAAGTATCTCCTGATTGATTCGGGCATAGGCTCGGATGTGGATAGCTTGAATGACCACATCCAACGGATAGCCAAATTGATAAATGCAGGTAATAAGGAGTTTGCAATAAAAGAGTTACAGAACATGAGGCAAAATATAGCTATGATAAATAGCGAAATATCACCTCAGTATTTGGCCTTCACCGCATTAATACATAGTATCGACGGAAAAAAGAACGAGGACCTCTCCGATGATCATCTTAAGGAGGTACTTAAGGAAATAAACAAGGTTAGTCACAGTAGTTTATTGAGTTTTCTCAGTAGATTTAAAAAAAAAATAGACCTAGAGCTAGCAACTTACTTTAAAGAGTTTGATGACAACCCTATGGAAAAGGAGGCTTATGATAAGATCAAAGAGAGAACGCTTCTTGTATTGGACGGCATAAAAACTGAAAAAGATAATACCGAAAAGATAGATAAGATCGACGAGTATCTCTTTGGTCTTTATAGGCCAAATACCTTCGTAGGACGAAACTCTATAGAGGTCAAATATGATAAGAACTTCGAGGCTTCAAGGTGTACGATAAGTCAGAGATTCAACGGGATGAGTACGGAGGATATGACAGTCTTACAATTTTTCAATGCCATCGAATTAATTAAAAGGCAGATTGACGAGGAACGTAAGTCCCTGAAAAAATAAATATAATGGACCCTGTAAAATATTCAGACCTGATTCAACCGGACGACTCCCTAACTGAGTTCATCCGCCTGGCTGGGGAAGTAAAGACTTCTTTGGTAGACTTACAAAGCACGGTTAAAAGGAGTGCCGAGGAAACAGCTACGTCGCTAAAGAAGACTAGTGGAGCAACCGCGGAGGGGCGCCAGGAGATTAAGAAGTCTACTGACGAAGCGTCTCGTTTGTCTAGGGCTCAAAAGGAATTGGCCTTAGCCACTTCCGACGTAGGTGCTAAGATACAGGAGCTTAAGGTTCTTACGGCTCAGGCAAACTCTGAGAACAGAACGATGGCGCAGTATGTAAATACTACGTCTACTTCGTATGCCAATATGAAGGCGGAGCTAAAAGCCGCTAAAGACGAGTTAGCGGGGATGTCCGCTCAGCAAGTTATCAGTTCGACCCAGGCCTCTCAGTTAATAGCCAGGGTTCTACAACTGCAAAGTGGGATAAAAGACTTCGACGAGATGTTACGTCAACAAGTGGTGACGCAAAAAGAGGCTAATCAGACTAGTAGTGAAGCCACGTCGCTTAATGCGGCCAGAACCTCCGAGTTAGCTAAGCAGATCGCCCTTGAAGAAAGGCTAGCCTATGCTAAATCCGACGAGAATAGGCAGTCTATGCTTCTCAACGCTCAGATAAGGGAGGCAACACAGGTCTCTAAGTTGGAGGCTACGATCAACTCCGAAAAAGAGGGATCGTATAATAGCCTTAGCGCACAATACAGTTTGAATAAGATACGTCTTAATGCGATGTCCGATGAGGAACGTAAGAACGTAGCAACAGGTGGCCAACTTGAGAAGCAGACACTTGCGATAAGGGAGTCTATGATTAAGATGCAGGAGGCTACGGGAATGCACACATTATCCGTCGGCAACTATGGCAAAGCTTGGGACGGCCTCGGGATGTCCGTCAATCAGATAGTCAGGGAACTACCTTCCGCTGCCATTTCTATGAATACCTTTTTCTTGGCGATCTCTAATAACGTCCCCATCATGGTGGACGAGATTCAGAGATTACGTATGCAGAATAAAGCGGCTATTGCAGAGGGAAAGCCGACGTCAAGTGTTGTAGGAGGGATCGCGAGTTCTTTGTTTAGTATGAACACTATGCTTATCCTTGTACTTACTGCTTTCAGTATGTATGGTAAACAGATAGTAGACTTTGTAGGTAGTCTTGCTGCCGGGGATTTGGGTATACTAACTATGCGAAAGGAGTTGGCCAATCTTCAAGACGAGTTAGCTAATGATACCTCTTACGGATCGCAAGTTACAAAGATAAAAAGTTTATCAGCCGAATGGAAAGCCCTAGCGGGAGACGCTAAGGGACAAAAACAATGGATATATGATAATCAGAGTGAGTTTAAGAACTTGAATGTCTCTGTGCTCAACGTAAATGAGGCTTATAATGTATTCGTTAAAAATACAGCGGCGGTCATAGAGTCCCTGGCACTGAGGGCTAAAGCTACCGCGGCCATGAACTTGGCTTCTAAATCGTACGAGAGTGCAATGATCAAGAAAAACGAGGAGGATTTAGAAAAAATAAACGGAAAGCCCTGGTACAAAAAGGCTCTTTCCTTCGCTATATCCTCCACACGAAATGCTTTCGGAAGCAAACACGGATCGTATGCGGAAGCGGATAAGACTGTCGCCAATCTTTTTGGGGGAACTAGCAAAGAACTAGAGTCTGAGGGAGATAAGTACATAAAGCTATTTCAGAAGTATACGGATCAAGCCGACAATATCCTTAGTGGCGCCGGGATAGATACGAGTCACAGAACTCCGAAAAAGGCGAAAGCCCCTAAGAAGTTAACGGACGAAACTATACCGATTATGCAGACTTCCGCCTCCGTGCAGAAGAAGTACGAGGAGAGTATCACCGCTTTGGAGAGAGACGAGTTCGTTAAGCGTCGCCAGGAAGCAATGAATACCTATAATTCGGAGACCAGAGAGCTAGGCATAACTTACGAAAAGAATAAGAAGATACTTAATGATGGAGGTAAGCACTATAAGAAGCTAAGTAAAGAACAGATTGCCACGCTTAATGCCACGCAGAATACGATCGTTGAGACAGTTAAGAATAAGCAATTACTTGTTACTAAGAACCTTGAGGACATCGAAAAAGATCGCCAGGTATCTTTGCTACAGATTGATGAACAAACGACTAATTTACAACTTGAGACCACTAAAAAGGGATCGGAGCAAGAGCTTAAGTTAAAGCAGAAACTGTTGAATATAGAGATGCAGATCGCTATTATTCAGAATAGTAAGAAAGCGCCGGATCAGCAATTATACGAGGGCGATATTATATCTAGCTATCAGCAAAAGGGAAATGAACTTACGGGCAGTACTAAGTTAGACGCTTTTTCCGAGCAGCAGACTGTAGACGCTAACGTCTTCAATGAGGTTCAGCGTAACGAGTACCAGGTGAATAAGTTCAAGTTAGCTCAGGAAAAAGCCCTTTGGGAGGAGAAACTTGAGTTGGCGAAGAATGGTCAGCTTAAGATGTCCGATGCCGAAAAGGACGCCGCGGTAGCTGCTATTAAAGATATAGATAAGGAGTCAAAGAAACTCGATAAGAATAGTAGCATACTTGACAAATTAGGTTTTACTACGGATCAGCAGTCCACACTTAAAACGGTGGCTAAGGAAACGTTAACACAGCTAAGTAACATACTTCAATCTGATACGGAGCTCGCTCAAGTAGAGGTAGATACCGCTTCGAAAAAGACGCAAGCCGCTCAATCTACTTATGACGCTGAGGTTACGGCCCGGGCTAACGGGTACGCCAACAACGTGGCCACAGCTAAGAAGCAACTCGAGACGGATAAGAAGAACCAGAAAGAGAAAGAGAAACTGTTAGTGGAGTCTCAGAATAGGCAAGAGGCCCTGAACACTATTACGCAAACGTCTTCTTTGATTACGGCTTCGGCTGAATTATGGAAGGCCTTTGCTACGATTCCTATCCTTGGCCCGGCTTTGGCCATTGCGGCTATAGGAACCATGTGGACGAGTTTTGCGGTAGCCAAAGTCAAAGCAAGGCAAGTTACCAAAGCTCAGGCAAACGCGAGCACTTCATACGGGGAGGGAGGTCTTGAGTTCCTTGAGGGCGGATCGCACAGTTCGGGAAACGACATACCAATAGGTCGTAACCGTAAAGGTATGCGCAAAGCAGAAGGGGGAGAGGCTTTGGCCGTTATCAATAAACGAAACACTAACAAGTACAGAAAAGTACTTCCGGATGTTATTAAAGCTTTTAACAGGGGTGTGTTCGAAGAGAAATACGGAAATATTTTTGATAAGTCCGGGCAAAATATTAATCTGGTAGTTAATAGCAGAACGGATGTATCAAGAATAGAAAACTCGCTAGTAGAAATAAAGAAACAGAACGCCTCTAAGATTTATACGCTTCCCGACGGAACGGTAATAGAGATCAGGGGCAATGTGAAAAGAATAATAAGAGGATAAGGATAATGAAGATACCTAAATATCAATTCTATATAAGGGAGTACACCGATGTAAATGATACGGTTTATACGGATACTCTTGTTTCGCCTGTATACAACGCCATGAATAAGAAAGTGACACGAGAGAGTAGCCAGATGTTTTTTAGGTCTACCATAAGTGGCACTATTAAATTGGAGGGCCTGGACTTCACGGTAATGAGGAATACTAGTATTAATCATGACCTCGAGTTCAGGATATACAAGTTGAATGAAGATTCAAACGTCTATGAGGAATATTATGTAGGTATATTCAATAAGACCGATTGTACTTTTGACTACGATAAAAAGCAATGTACTCTGGGTTTTGATACGCATGACAATTATACTAATATTCTCCTTGAGTATAGTAATTCCTATGATCTAATTAAACTAGGATGCGCGACCTCTAAGCTTACCCTACACAAGCGCCCTATTATACAATTCTACGAGTCCGGCGGTTCTGTGTTATCTAATTTCTGTGGGGGCTACTATTGGGAAACGGACGTAGCCACTTCGGAGGATGATGTTGATACCCTCGAGAATACTTACTTCTTTGCCCCTCGAAAGTCCCTTGCCGAAATAACGGTAAAGGGAGCAACGGAGCCAAAGGTCAACGGGGTATACGGAACTCTATACACCTATTTTACATATTTTGGTTCGGACCGTCTGCATACTAACGATGATTCGTATTATATGAAATGGGGATGGAGCACAGCTACGTCTAGTGTCACTCTACAGATTGTATTCAATCCAACACCAGACACTTCTACCTTTGAAACTGTATTGTATGCAGGCACCTTCGTGAATACGGATGATCTATGGGATAATGATTTAACTTTGACTAACCCGAATAACACTTCGGACAAGGTTACGGTAACCAATTTCCTTCAACACACTATGTATGCGCGCTTGATATTTAGTGATAACGTGACGGGAAGTACCGTTCATGATGTACCGTCAAACGACATTATAGACACTAATTTAAACTACCCGAAGTGTTCACCTTTTACAGGTGGCGATTTCTATTGTTCTCCTTTCACGGAGGACATAAATAGGGGCTACGGGGCAAACGATCTAGGGGATTATTTCTCTCCAAATAAGCTTTTGACGATTTATCCTAAGATAGAGAGGCCTATACCATTATGTCAGGGGGGATGGGGAAATGCTTCATTATGGTTTAACTATGGTACGGACTACATGACTACCGATCTAGCTTACCGAAAGACATATACGATGAAGGATGCCTTTTTTATTGCGGACGTAATTAAAGCATACTTGAAAAAGATAGCGCCGGACATAACGCACGAGGCTACTACTACGTATAGTCAGTTTCTCTATGGGGATACCGACCCCCTGGCCCTGGATAAGTTCTACCTGTTCATTACTCAAAAGACTAATATACTTGAAGGGGAATACGATCAGGCGGCTCAGAAAGCGCCCTTTACCTTTGAGAGTTTAATGGAGATGCTTCGCGATTGCTTTCGTTGCTATTGGTTTATCGACGATGATAAACGATTTCGTGTCGAGCATATAAGTTGGTTCATGAATGGCGGAAGCTACACAAACGATATTAAATCAATATCCATTGATACGACGGCTCTCAAGGATGCCTTTAACGGAAAGACTTTCTCCTTCATGCAGAATACGGCAACATATAGTAAAGACAATCTTTATAGGCGCGTAGAGTTTTCCTGGGGTGATAAAGCTGCCGAACCTTTCTTAGGCATATACATAAAGATGTTATCTAAGTATCTGAGTACTATTTCGGGGGTTAATTCGCTAAGTATATCGGATTTCACGCCGGACGTGGACTACATGTTATCTAGTCCCTCCTCATTCTCTTCTGACGGGTTTGCTCTACTGTGCCCGATAAAAAATACTGATGGGACCTTTGAGGTCCCAATCTCTGAGATCAGCTTGACTGATAGTAATGTGAATATCACGTACAAAGCTTATGTTCAGAACGTATATGCCACCTGGGCTCACTTACTTAACTATTACCTGTACGATATGCCAGGGGATCAAGCCGAGTTCACTAACTCAGACGACACCATAGTGCTTAGCAATACTTTGACCATAAAAGGCTTGAAGAAGTTTATGTCTCAGGATATTACGTTCAAGTCTGACATTGATCCTGACGTGAATAGCTACATTAAAACGGGGTTAGGTAACGGGCAGATAGATAGTCTTGACATTAATCTCACGACTCGAAACATAAAGGCTACATTGCTATTTGCTCCAACATAAAAATAAAATGCTAAATTAGATTAAAATTATTTTCTTGGTAGGATAAATTGTCTATATTTGTGGCATGATCTTATACGAGAATAATATATCGCCCTTAGCTTTTGTTGAATCCCTTGATCAGCAAAGTCAGAATAGGGATTACGCTTACGGGCAAATTGTACCTCTGTGTATGCCCGTAAACTATATTATACCCTTTCAGGTCTGCGTTTCTTCTACGATAACGGCTATAAGTAAGGTTTATCTCTGTAACGTTAACGACCTAACCGAGACGGATATTACGAGTAAGCTTACTTCGCTTTCTGTTATTACCGAAGACGGGTATAACATAATAAAGTATAATCCGAGAGACACTTTGCTTGTAGATTCTCTTCCAGAGGGAGAATACTACTTAAGGATTGAGTCGTCTAACGGACTTATGCTTTATTCCGAGATTATAGCCCTTACTTCTTCCTATATCGACTATACCCGTATAGAGTATTCTAATACAGTTGATCTTAAACCTAATTTTGGTATTATAAGTTTTTCCGACGGCTTCAAGTTTGTGGTATTTATAAACACTCAGTTGGGTCGGCCGGATTATACTTTTGAGGAGGAATCAGTTACTCGACTAGGGTATACCTATGAGGAAGTTAAGACGAGTAAGAAGAAATACAATTTCAACTTTACGGCCCTTGAATACCTATGTGATGCACTAAGAGTAATATCCCTTTGTGATACTAGAAAAGTGAGTGATAAGTACGGAGATCATTATCCGAATACTTTCTCGACAACTATGTCATGGTTAGATCAAGGATATTTGGCCGAGGTAAAGGCTTCTTTCGAAGCTGATAATATAATAGCTAATATATAACAATATGATTTTAGTAAGCAATAATATATCACCCATACCTTTTTATGAGGACCTATCCTTTCAGGAGCACAATAAAGATTATGCCTACGGAGAGATATTTAGGTTAGTAATGCCCTCTAATTATATTCTCCCTTTTCAAGTTGTTATTGACCCTCTTATAACAACGGTTTCTAAGATCGAGATCATTAACTTTGAGACAAATGATATTCAGGATATTACAGCTTTAATGACTGCTAGGGGGCTAACAGTTAAACAGATGGGCGATTATAACATATTGAAATATGTGGGCGCCGATTTTGCGGGATCATTTGAAGTGGGAACTTATTATCTGAAAGTAACATTTACCCAGGGGAGTGTTCTGTACTCCGATCTGATAAATCTAGTGGATTCGGTAGATCAGTATATAAAGATAACTTACTATAACTCATTCAGTATAGGCTTTACACAGGGAACGATAGATTTCACAGAGAACTTTAAGTTCGTCGTATATCTCGATTCCCAGGTAGGAAAGCCCGAATATGATTTCGAGGAGGCTTCTCAGGCTCGAGGCGGATATACCTTTATCGAGAGTCAGAGTAGCGTAAAGAAGCACAAGTTCATTTGCGTTGCTCCCGAGTATTTATGCGACGCCCTAAGAATAGTCAGACTTTGCGATAATAAGGAAGTATACAGTAGGGGATTGACTTACTCCCCGACGCTCTTTAATATAGAAGTGAAATGGCTGGATCAAGGATACTTAGCCGAGGTAGACGCCGATTTCACAACGGATACAAACATATCATCCATAGCTGGATTTTATGGGATGGCTAGCGGCTCGGATGAGCAAGGCGGCGGGGGGACAGGCGGCGACATAACTATAGTAAAAACGACGGACTTAACTACGGCTTTAACTAATGACAATGTCTTTTCTTCTCTCAGGTCTTTGCAAGAAATCGCGAATAAATCGGTGTCTAGGTTAAACGATGATACCGTCAATGGAAATATATCCTTTGCTAAAGACATATATGTCTCGGGAAAGGCTACAGCTAGTGAGATTGATGCACCGGAGGTAAAGGGGATGAACGGAACGTTTGCTAATTTGCTTAAGGCTGCGGCATGTACGATCGTTGGATTAGCTACGCTAGGGAGCGTCGAAGCCACTAATCTTCATTCCATATCGGGAACGGTAGATAGTTTATACGGAAATACGGGAACTTTCCTAGGCGCTCTTTCTTCTGCGGGAATAGAGAGTTCTAAGGGCGGTTTATTCTACGGACAGTATTCTCCTTTCCCCTCGGGGTTAGGGACTTACGTGGCCGATTATGTATCACCAACATACGGGGCTCGTGTATTAGCCTATGATGGAGTCAACTACCAGAAATTATCTCTAGGACGATTAATAGGGTCCAATTTTCAGTTGAACCTAAATGCCGATGGGACGTCCAATTTTGGTGACGATTTAACGGTTTCAGGTTCATTAACTGTGCAAGGTATAGAGAGTTCCGAGGGCGGGATATTCTACGGACAGTATCCTTCATTTCCTTTAGGTAAGGGTACTTATGTGGCTAACTATGTTTCATCTCAGTATGGCGCACGCGTGTTGGCCTATAATGGCGCAGCCTATCAGGACCTGGCTCTTGGAGCTATGCCCACGACTAACGTCTTTTCGGAGGTGCTAAGAGCAAACGGAAATATTAATTTTGGGTACGGTATAGGAACTAGTAATTATACTAGCCAATTAACCGGTTGGAATCTAGGGGCGGACGGAAAGTTAGATGTTCGAAAAATATATTCTGACGAGATAAGCACTCAGGCGTTTACTGCACAAGTAAGTCAGGCTTTAGCAGGTTCTGATTTTCTCACAAAATCGGTAAGCAAACTATCTTACAATTTTGTGATTCCGAGTTCTGTAGGCGGATCGTCTCAATTAATCGTAGACGATTTAGAGGGATTCCCTGCAACTCAATGTTTTGCGAATGGCGACTATATTAGATTGCGCCCTATCAATAAGAGTGCTGGGCTAGTCATAGGCAATGCATACGGAACGATAGTGCTTGATACAACATACGGAACTAATGGCTTTCTAAACGGTACACAGGCGTATACTTTTACTGTGACTTCGCTAAGTAACGCATCAGGAATTACAGTATTCAAGGGCTCAGAAGTTTTAGATTACGGCATTTCGGGGAGTGGCTTGATCAAAAGGACTACATTAGATAGCGCGGGTAGTCCCTATATGGATATTGACACTTGGGTTACTGATCCGTCCATTTCTACCAATTATACAGTACATGCGCGATTGGGCAATCTTAGCGGTATTGCTAACTGTAGTGGATATGGATTATATTCTAACAAAGCATTCTTGACGGAAAGTATTCTTGTAGGTGATCTTACAAAGGCGGGTAACTACATGGAATACGCAGGCAACGCCCTGAATATACATGCAAATCTATATGTGACAGGTGGCAACGCAGCTACTAATGATTCGGTTAATACCGCTATAAATAATGTTCAAATAGGTGGAACTAATTTATTTTCAGGGACAAAAGATTTAGGCGGATTAGGTACTCATGGTACGTATACAAATAATGATTATCTTGGATTCACCTCGGTAAGCTATAATGATTGGACTAGTTATTTTGATATATGCTATCAAAATGCAGCTATTAATTTTAACATAAATCAGTATTATACCCTTTCTTTTTATGCTAAATCTACAGTGGAAGGTGACACAATACTCTCTTATTTCTACCCAAATTTAAATGATCAGATTGGTGACGGGCATACACCAACAAACTTAACTACAGAATGGAAAAGGTATTCAATAACGTGGTATAGGCAGTACAGCGATGCTGTTGCTGTAATTGTTGCCCGTATGTACCCGGGGCATGGTAGTGGCACTGTTTCTGTATGCGGAGTGAAATTAGAGGAAGGAACAAAGGCAACTTCATGGTCACTTGCCCCATCAGAAACGCCAACTGAAACAGCTATCAAAGCAGCGTTTTCATTGTCTGGTGATAATATTTCTTTATTTGGAAAAACAATAAACATAAGCGGGGCAGCTGTATTCAGTTCGTTGGCTACAAATGATTCTGTAAGTACCGCAATTTCCAATATTCAGGTAGGTGGAACGAACTTATTGAGTTATACTTCGGACTTGTCTACGTGGGTAAAAGATAATTCAGAATATGGTGTAATTGGAACGGTAGAAAAACAAGAAGATGGAAGTGTTTTAATTACTGATAATACGTCTAATACTAGATTGATTTATTATGGTACAGGTCCGGCAAACTCAGTTCCGGCTTATCCAAACACGAAGTACACTGTTTCTATAAAGTTTAAAAAACAAAGTGGTACACCAACATTTAGATGGCAATTACAAGAATATCAAAATGATACTCATATTTCAACAACATGGACACAAGATCTTGCTGGTCATGTAAAGGATATAGATGGGTGGCAAACTGTATATGCAACTATAGAAACATCATCTATTACAACTGGACTTGTTCTACTATTCCAGGACGGAGAAGATTATACGCCATACGTACATAGTTTTTACTTAAAAGAGCCAAAGCTAGAGATCGGAATTAAGGCTACTGATTGGTCACCCTCTCCTGATGATTTCGCTATTAGTATAGGTTATTCATCTTACGCTGATATGGTAGCAAAGGCAGCAGCTAATCAAACAATTATTAATGGAGGATATATAAGGACATCTCTAATAGAAGCCGGAGCAATAGTAGCTGACAAAATAGCCGCAGGTGCAATCACAGCAGATAAGATAGCTGCACAGGTTATTACAACCGCGAAATTAAGCGCGGATTTGTTCGATGGCAACTATATTAATGCGAACTACATTAATGCGGCTACCATACTTACAAATGCACTTACCGCGGGAACTATTGTTGCGGGAAACGCCACTATCACAAACCTTACTGTAGATAGCGGAAAATTTACTAATGCTACAGTAACAGGAAATATAACTGCAACAACAGGTAAAATAGGGGCTTTTACACTTAATGCAGATGGAACTTTAAAATCTTCTTATTATCAAACTACTATGACGCTTTTAGCCTCAGGAATGGAGATGGAAAGTGTATCATCCCCGCAGAGGGTAAAACTATGGGAAACTTGTTTGAATGTAGAATCTGATTATCAGTTAATTGGACCAGCTTATATTTCTTGCACGCAGACAGATTACCCAAATAAAGGGAATGTTGCTCTTATGTTAGAGGCTGCCGGTTCAACTAGCGGGGATTCAGATTCAACGGGATATGGCGGTAATCATGCAATATTTATACAACACGGGTATATAAGTGGATTTAACCTACATATCAGAAGAATAACGGCAAGCCAAACGCTAAGTAAATATGATAATATTATTATATGCAAAAATACTTCTGATATAAATGTAACTCTGCCTTCCGTTGCTGGGGATGGGCATTTATATAAGATTAAGAATGCGGGTACTGCTAGTATATATGTACTTACTCAAAGTGGCGCAGTCATTAATAGCGGAAAGACTAATAGAATAACATCCTGGGGGAGCATCCCCGACGGTAGAATTATGGAATTTTGGTATGACAAAGTAAATCTTGTTTGGGAAGCAGGATATTCACAATGGGATTAATAATTTAAAAATAAGATAAAATGAAAGTAAAAGTAAAATTTACAGCCAAAGAGGAAGAAGCCGTTATTAAAGACGGCAAAGAAGTAAAGGAAGTAAAGGTCTATAAAGACGCCATACAATTGTACGACTTTAATAAGAAGCCTATGGCGGCTAAAGACTTTGGTAAAAACATGGCCAATAATTTGATCGTGGAAAAAGTCCCGGTCGAGTGTCAAGACGATCCCGTTGGGTGGGGTCATTTCATAGACGCTCTATACTACAGCGCGGGTAAGGAGTTTGAGGCCGAGGACAAGTATCTTCGCATCCTTAAGGACTATTCGGTTAAGCACTTCTCGAGCCTGATAGTCTATGCCCTATGGGAGCTTATTGATACGGCTATCGCTAATGCCGTTGCTGACGAAGCCGTTGCTAGTGCCGCAAAAGCGAAGGAAGGTTTAAAACAATATAATAAAAAGTAAGATCATGGATTACAAGGAAACGTCCAAAACAACTGCAATCGAATTTTCCGCTACGATCGGAGACTTCCTTTACAAAGGCTCATACAAGTATGATGCCGAAGGAGCCATTACTAATTTTAATGGGGGTATATATAAAGACACTGTGTTTGCTGGCAATTTCAGCATGGATAACTCAGGGGCCTTGAATTTAACGGGGGTGCTTGTTCGCGCCGACGGAGTGCTTCACGCAACTAATGCAGGCGCGGTCATTGACTACGTTGTAGGGGTAGTAAAAGATGCAATATCAAAATGATATGTTTAATTCGTTTAAAAGAAAGAAGAAAATGTTTGTAGAAAGCAAAAGAATCTCAACGGTTAAAGGAACCGCTTTGGGAACAGCCTCTTACATGTATGAAATCTCATACACGGAAGAAGACAAAGAGGCTAAAGACCTTGTTATGAAAGTGAGTAAACCCGTCGAAGGCGGGAGTACACCCTTGGAAATAGGAACCGTCCAGAATGTTGATGGCGTTCTTGAAATTAACCTGACTGAGGACGATCATTTGGTTCAGGTGGTACAGGACTACAAGGCTATAGTTGAAGATATTGGAGGAATCCATACAGGCGGAGCCGCTGGGAAATGAAGAAAGAGTATACTATATATCTGATTCGATTATTGAAGTATTATCCGATAGTCTATAGCGTAGAAGTGTTAGTACTTCTATCCTTATATTGCTTTGGGATCGACGTATCCAATTGGATTTACTGCGCAACCGGAGCTTGTTTATATAGTATACTCATCTGTTTTGTATCTTCGTTTGTATTTCAATTTTGTGCATGGTATAGAGTGCTTTGCTTCTCGTCAACGGCGTATATTATTTTTGAATGGATAAATGTAAATATTATAAAAATAAATAATTACCTTTACATCTCTCAAGTAATAATAATATTCGGAATGCTTTCAGCACTAATTATATTTGTACATGGAAAAAGAACTAATAAAAGACATTATAAGGGCTCTAAAAAGACTGATTAAGAAACTCGAAAGCGGGGATTGCGATAGCCTTACACCCGAACAACTAAAAGAGCTTAATGCTGGGTTTAAGAAAATACTTAACGTGGAAAGGGGGATAGATTATGACTTTACAACAAATGATAGCGATATTTGGGACGCCTGGCGTTCTTTACTTCGTTCTATATTATCGTTTGGTCAAAAGGGGCCTAAGGATAAGAGTAAAGAATGAAGAGATCGAGGCTATAACAAAGGTCACCCATACCCTCGAGCTTGAGATTGAGCGAAAGGACAGGGAGAATATAGCGATTAGAGAAAGATTGACCGCAGTAGAAACGGAGCAAACAAGCCTTAAGAGAGGGCAGGCAATACTTGAGACCCGAGACATGAATAATGTAATTGCCTTGGCTGCCGTTTCCCAATGTGACCACCCTGAAAAAGAATGCCCTATTTGTAATAAGATGGGGGAGTTAAGAAAACGATATGATAACAAGGATAAATAAAAAGTAGATGAACAAAGACATTATTAATTCGGCAAAGAAGCAGGCTACATTAAGACCCGCCTCTTTACTTACCATCGTCGACGTGGAGACAGGCGGCGAAGGTTTTGACCCGGCAACGGGCAAACCTATCATAAGGTTCGAAAAAACCTGGTTCAGAAAATATCAGCCCGAAGCCGACCCAAACGGTAAGTGGAACAATACTAAAGTGGGCACTCAACCGGGGGCATGGATAGCTTTTAATGACGCCTTCGCCATTAACCCGAGGGCCGCTATGATGGCCACTTCGATAGGAGTTGGTCAAATTATGGGATTTAATTACGCCCTTCTTGGATATAAGACCGTAGACGATATGTGGAACGATGCAAAGAAGGACTTGGATATGCAGCTTAATCAAATGATCCGTTTTATAACGGCCAACAGGAGATTAAAGACAGCCGTAGACAACTTAGATTGGACTACAGTGGCCACTATTTACAACGGAGCCGGATTCCGGGAGCTCGCTAAGAAACTAAAGAGAACGCCTTATGACATTTCGCTAAGGCAGGCGTATATGAAATACGAAAAATTACTGTAATATGAAAAAGTTATACGAGGCCCTTGTGGCCAAATGGAAGGCCGAAACACCTATTTTATATAAATGGGTCATTAAGATTTCGGCTACGATTGCGGGCCTTACCGTTGCGGTTAATGAGGCCCTGGACTTAAATGGAGCAGTTAAACCTGATTGGTTCGTATCCTCCTACTTTTATATCATAGGGATCACTGCGGGAATCGCATTTTTATCTAAATTCACCGAAAAAAAGCAATGAGTATGATGACATGGAAAAATATCAAAGCGCTTCTTCTGATAGTTGGAGCGCTGTTAATTATCTTTCTTTTGTACTTTAGCATAAATACTTACAAAGAGAAAAACCGATTACAGAAGAATCAATCGGCCCTCTTAGTCGGTATGCAGAGGTACAAGATATTGGATAGTTTGAATGCCGCTAAAGTAGGGGTATTGACTCTTTCTATTGGGGAGATAAAGGCTAATAAAAAGGAGGACCTAAAAGACATTACGAAACTAGGTATTAGTAACAATGATCTAGTTGCCTACTCAAAGGCCGAGTTACAGCAATCCTATAATATTAATTCTAAGTTACGTGATTCACTAATTCGGGTAAAGGCAAACGTTAAGGGCTCTCTGATCCACGATACGACTACGCAGTACATAGACACTTGTAAAACGTTTAATTATAAGTCTAAATGGTTTGACGCTCAGGGTCTGATATGTAAAGATAATATATCCCTTCGAGCGCAATCACGAGACTCCCTTGTATCAGTGGAGCATACGATCCCAAAAAAGATATGGTTTATACGACTCCCGAAATGTATATTTGGTTATAAATCATTACAATATGACATCTATTCGAAAAACCCTAATACATCAATTATGGGCATCGAATACGTGAAAACAAAATAAGATTAGGCAGAAGTAAAGTAATATGGCCCGGGGAATCCTTCGGGCCATATTGATTATCAGCCACTTAGTATACCTTAACAAAAATAAATTCTTATTTAACACAAAATATTTTTTTCTCTCGGATAAAGCAATTATTTTTGTAACCGTAATCAAGAAACAAAAATAACAATATAATGAAAAAGAGAAAGTATTTTAATATCGAGCAACTCATAAAGACTTATGCGATCGACACGGACGATATAGCAAAGGTTCTTTTTCCTAGGGTGAAATACCCTAAGCAGGCCTTTGCTCGTATTGTATCCGGAGAAGCTGAGCTAGAGTATTCCCAATTAGAAAAGCTAGCGGATTATGTAGGATTATCCTTATCCGATATGTTCGAGGATCAGTGGAAAGGCTATTTCAAAGACGGCATCCTTAGAATAAAGAAAGGGGAAGTCGAGGCTAAGTTCAACTGTGGGGGTAATTTTGTCTCTCTATATAAAAACGGAGAGTTCATTGAACACTATGTGGTAAACACGGCCCTATTATCTATGAAGGAATTACTAAAAAAGATAGAATCTTTATAAATAAATATTTTAATAATTATGGAACCAATCAAAATTGAAGTTGAGATTAGTCTTAACTTAGGGAGCAACGCTGCCCAATTAGCGGAAGCCTTAATAGGCAAGTTTACAGGCAAAGGCATCTCTGCTACCGACCCAGAGATTGCGGGAAGTATTAACGCAACGACTGCCGTTAGCAATGCTCCTGAACCGTCAAAGGGTAGAACAAAGCGCTTAGCGCCACCCGTAGCCCCACCTCTCACTAAACCAGAGTCACCTAAGCCACAAGCTCCACAAGCTCCACAAGCTCCACAAGCTCCACAAGCCCCGAAGGATGAAGCGCAAGCGCCCGGACTCGATGCAGGATTCATTAATCTCGATCAATTGCGCGAAAAGATGAAGCCCTCCGTTTCGGTTCACCGTGAAGAGATCAGAAAGAAGCTGAATGATCTGGGTGCCGCTTCTGTATCGAAGTTGGCCGTCGAAAAATATCCTGACTTCTACTCCTTTTTACAAGGCTTGGCATGACCAAAAGGAAGACGAAAATAACGGATAGTGTAGGAGTTCAGCAGGACCACAGTACCCGGCAGCATGCGATCTTAGCCGCTTCCTCAAGTAGCCGTTGGCTGAACTGCACTCCATCCGCTAGACTCGAGGCTGAAATGCCCGAGGGGGAAACCTCTAAGTATGCCGAAGAAGGAACTTTAGCTCACGAACTGAATGAGTTGTTTGTACGAAATGACTTGCTGCATAACATATCGGCAGCCGACTTTAGCGCAAGTTTGGACCATTTAATCAGTAACGATTTGTTTAAGGAGGAAATGAACGATTGCGCTTCAATTTACCTTACTTACCTTACTGAAAATCTAAATGAGGCTAAGATGCGGTCGAAATTTGCCCTCCTTTTGGTAGAGCAGAAACTAGACTTAACCGAGTACGTTCCCGAGTCCTTTGGAACCTCCGATGCCCTGATATTATCCGATGATCTAATGGAGGTTATTGATTACAAGCATGGCAAGGGGATACCCGTCTACGCAAAGGATAATAATCAAATGATGCTCTATGCTCTGGGTGCTTTATTGGCCAATGAATTGGTATATGACATCCATCGAATACGAATGACCATCATTCAACCCAGACTTGATAATATCAGTTCCTGGGAGATTACGAAAGAGGATTTGATGAAATGGGCTAATGAAACGCTCAAGGACAGAGCGCAAATGGCCTTTAAAGGAGTCGGCATACAAGTATCCGGCGCATGGTGTAGATTTTGTAAGGTGAGAAACCGTTGTAAAGTTCTCGCAGATGAGCAGTTGCAGCTCACAAAGTATGAGTTCTCCCGGCCGGACCTTTTGACAGACGATGAGATTGCGGACATACTTAAGAGAGTTCCGATGCTACAAACTTGGGCTACGAGCATATTTGATTATGCCCTTGCAATGGCGGAGGACGCCGACAAAGAATGGCCTGGATTTAAGTTAGTGAATAAACGATCTCGAAGGGTACTAACGAATGAAGAAGCCGCCATACAGCATATTCAGCAGATCAGACCGGATTTAACGGCGCAGGATTTATACAATCTTAAGCTTAAGTCCCTCACCGATCTCGAGAAGGTATTAGGCGGTAAGCCAACCTTCAATAAGGAAATGGCCCCTTACATTATTCAATCCGAACCGGGGCATACCCTAGTAAGTATTGACGACTCAAGACCCTCCGTCGGTTCTGGGTTGGAGCAAGCAAGACGGGATTTTACGGAACCAATAGACGCAGAAATATTATGAAGAACGGAAAAGGATTAAGAGAGACGATGGGGAAACCTAAGTTAAAGGATTTTAGCTTTACAGCATTTTTTCATCCAGAGAAGGCCGGGCCAGAGTGTTTCAGAGATTTCACGGGGCACTTACATTATACCCAGAGAGCCAAAGCTATGAGACCAACCATTTTGGTCTATGACTCGAAAAGCAAACGGCCCGCCAGAAAGCATGCCGGAGGTTACGTTCCCCAGGCCAGATAATAATTAAGTAATAACATTTTAATAAAGAAGAATCATGGAAAGTTTCAACAGTACAAAAGTAGTAACAGGATTAGTACGTATGTCTTATCCTAATGTTTTCAAAGCAACCGCGATGGAAGAAGGGCAAGACCCCAAATTCTCTATCTCTTTGATCATCCCTAAGAGTGATACGAGAACCATCGAAAAGATCAAAAAAGCAATTGAACTTGCGATGGAGCAAGGTAAGGGATTACTTGAAAAGAATGGTAAACGCCTTCCTAAGATCAAGTATCCACTAAAAGACGGAGACGAGGAAAAGCCGGACGACGAGGCTTATAAGAACTCATATTATCTTTCTGCAAGAAGCCAAAGACGACCTGACATTGTGGACGAGAGCGGGCAGCCGATCATGCAGGAGTCAGAGTTTTATGCGGGTTGTTATGGACGTGCCTCAGTGAACTTCTACGCATACAACTACAATAAGGTTTCTCCGGGTGTAGGATGCGGATTAGGAAATCTCCAAAAGCTGAAAGATGGTGAACCTTTAGCAGGGGGCTCATCCGCTGAGGAAGATTTCGCCGAGCCTTTTGAAGGCGGTGACGATGATTTACTAGATTAATGTTTTATGGCCCAGGTTTTCTAATTTTCCTGGGCCATTAACTCTTAAACAGATATGTATAAAGACCTTTTTATTGATGTTGAAACCTTCTCGTCCGTAGACTTAGGCGACTGTGGAATGCACAAGTATGTCGAATCGAAAGACTTTCAGATACTTATTATAGGCTATGCCTTTGACGACGAACCTGTAATAACTATTGATTTGTCCCGAGGGGACAAAATGCCCGAAGAATTTACGGATGCCCTGTACAACCCGGACATAAGAAAGAATGCGTTTAATGCCGCCTTTGAGCGAAATTGCTTCCGTCGTATTGGAATGGATATACCCATATACGATTGGTTTTGCACGATGGTAATGTCCGCTTACTGCGGCCTTCCGCTAAAGTTGGATACCGTATCTAGGATTCTTAACATAAAGGATAAGAAGCTCGCTACGGGTAAGGCCCTCATCAAGTATTTCTCATGTCCCTGTAAGCCAACAAAAGTAAATGGAATGCGTACTAGAAATTACGCAAGCGATGATCCAGAAAAATGGGAAATGTATAAAGAGTACAATGTTTACGATGTTCTGTCTGAAAGAGAGATTCACAGACGTTTGGAAAAGTATTACACTATAACTCCTTTTGAAAGAAGTCTTTACATCCTTGACCAGACTATAAATGATCGGGGAATCTTAATTGATAAGACCCTGGCTAAAGGAGCCGTTCTTGCGGATCAGGGATACACGGAAAGATTGCTCGAAGAAAGTAGGAGATTGTCAGGACTAGACAATCCTAACTCTGTAGCTCAGTTAAAAACCTTCGTTCAGAACGAGCTAAACAGAGCGAAAGACATAAACGATCCTAATATCGTTCTCGGCTCGTTGGATAAGGAACAAGTGAAAGAGTTGCTCAAGAAACCGGAGGTTAAAGCTAATTCTCGATTAAATACCGTTTTAAGTAACCGTTTGGGCCTGGGAAAAAGCAGTATCAAAAAGTATTATACGATGCTTAATGCGGCCTGCGAAGATGGTAGAGGGAGAGGATTCTTTCAATTCTACGGAGCTAATAGAACAGGGCGTTGGGCAGGAAGACTTCTTCAATTACAAAACCTAGCAAAAAACCATTTACCCGATCTCGAATATTTTAGAAGTTTGATTCGATCGGGTGATTGGGAAACGTTAGAACTATTCTACGGAGATGTCGCTGATATTTTGTCTCAACTTGTGAGAACGGGATTAGTTGCTCCCGAGGGAATGGTCTTTTCCATAGCCGATTTCTCTGCAATTGAGGCCCGGGTCATATCATGGCTGGCTAACGAAGAATGGCGTTTGGAAGTGTTCAAAGGCGACGGTCGAATATACGAGGCTACAGGCGCCCGTATCTTTGGCGTGCCAATCGAACTAGTAACCAAAGGCTCGGAGTATCGGGCAAAGGCTAAGATTGCCGAGTTGGCCCTGGGCTATGAAGGCGCTTTAGGCGCAATGAAAAGAATGGGCGGAGAAAAGATGGGACTATCCGATGCTGAAATGATGGGCGTTGTACATAAGTGGCGAAAGGCCAATCCGAGAGTAGTCGCTCTTTGGCGAGAGTTAGAGTCCGCCGCTCACGATTCGGTCAAGTATAATCGAAAGAATATAGTTACTTGTAGAAACATTGAGTTTGATTGCGACGGCGAATATATGACAATAAAATTACCTTCGGGGAGAAGACTATTTTATAAGGGCCCTCGAATCGCGCCAAAAGGTACTAGAGAATCTCTTTTCTATTGGGGCATGAGTATGGAAACTCACCAATGGGGTGAAGTAGAAACTTATGGGGGCAAGCTTACTGAGAACATAGTCCAGGCTATTGCAAGGGACCTTATCGGGTATTCGATGCTTCAATTAGAGGAACACAACTATCCCATTACCATGCACGTACATGATGAGGCTATTGCCGAAGTACCGAAGGACGGAAATGAGGATAAATACCTTGAGAATATGATAATTCTAATGAGGAGATCGCCCGAATGGGCTAGAGACCTTCCCTTGAATGCCGACGGCTTCATCACGCCTTTCTATAGAAAGGATGATTAAATAATAAATATTATACTTATATTTGTCCCCCGATGGAACTAAAAACAAAATCAAATGATTGACGGATTAATAAATATAGCTACGGGTCTGAGTGCCAGCAGCAAAATATGGCGGAACAAAGCTGTGAAATGGTCTTCCCTAGTAGACAAATTAATGAGGGAGACTAAGACTACCGAAACATATAGCCAATTCATGTCGGCGTCAAAGGCTGATCAAAGTAGGGCTAAGGATTTAGGCGGTTTCGTCGGAGGATTTCTGGCCAACGGTAACAGATCGAAAAAATCGGTGCTGTATAGACAAGTGGTAACACTTGATGCCGATTTCTCCTACGCCGATTTCTGGTGGGACTTTACGAATCTGTTTGACTGCGCCGCGGTTATTCACTCGACTCACAAATCTTGTCCCGAGAAGCCTAGGCATCGTCTTATACTCCCCCTGTCTCGCGAAGTAACCCCCGAGGAATATCAAGCTATCTCCCGAAAAATAGCGGGGGATTTGAATATCAATATCTTTGACCCTACGACTTTTGAACCCGAGAGACTTATGTTTTGGCCCTCTGTTTCGTCGGATATGGACTTATATACAGAGGTACAAGACGGACCTTGGCTTGATGCTGATAGTATTCTGAAAACCTATACGGATTGGCACGATATGTCGGAATGGCCTATTAATGAGGGACACGATAAGGTTATACGAAATGATATTCAGAAACAGGAAGACCCGGAGGAAAAGAAGGGCGTTGTTGGAACTTTCTGTAGGGCATATAATATAAATGAAGCTATTGAGAAGTTTTTACCCGACGTCTACGAAGAGGCAGGCCCGGAGAGATACACCTATCTTAAGGGATCGACAGCCGCCGGACTTATTACCTACGACGACAAGTTCGCTTATTCGCACCACAGTACTGATCCCGCGGGGAATCAATTATGTAATGCTTTTGATCTGGTACGTATACACAAGTTCGGTCATTTGGATACGGGTAATGAAAAGAACGAGCAAGGCCGTAGGAGTTACAAAGCGATGGAAGAGTTTGCTACGAAAGACCCGGCCACAAAGAAGAAAATAGCCTCCGAGAGATTGGCCGAAGCCCGCTTCGACTTTGCCGAAGGAATCGAGGACGTTGAGGTAACAGAAGAAGATACCACCTGGATGGAACAGCTAGATGCTAATACTAAAGGTGAATACGAAAACACGGCTAATAACATAGGACTTATTATCGCGAACGATAAACGCCTAAAGGACGCCTTTATGTTGAACTCCTTTGATTGTAAGAGATATGTTCTTAAGTCCTTGCCCTGGCGAAAGATAGATTCACCAGAGACCTTAAGGGATGTCGATTTAGCGGGGATGAGAAATTATATCGAGTGTATATACGGAATCGTTTCATCCTCTAAGATTGACGACTCCTGGGCACTTGAGTTCGAGAAGAAAAGTGTACATCCAATAAAGGAGTATCTTTCAGGGCTTGAGTGGGATGGCGTAGCCAGAATAAATACCCTTTTGGTAGATTACTTCGGTGCTGAGGATAACGCTTATACTCGTGCGGCTATTAGAAAACCCTTATGTGGGGCAGTGGCCAGAATCTTTAATCCCGGAACTAAGTTTGATCTGGTACTTACTTTAATCGGTGACCAGGGAACTTATAAAAGTACATTTGTTAAAAAACTCGGAAGACAATGGTTTTCTGATACTTTCATTACGGTCCAGGGGACACAGGCCTTTGAGCAACTTCGTGGGGCCTGGATTATAGAGATCGCCGAGCTCTCCGGTCTTAAGAAAGCAGAGGTAGAAACTACTAAGCAGTTCATATCGAAATGTGAGGATATGTATCGACCCGCTTACGGCCACATTACCGAGACTTTTAAGAGGCAATGCGTCTTCTTTGGTACAACTAATAACAAGGACTTCTTACGTGACCCAACGGGGAACAGACGCTTCATGCCTATCGACGTTCGGAACGAGTCTATCAAGAAGTCCGTAGTAGAGGACATGACTCCCGAGGAAGTTGACCAGATATGGGCTGAGGCAGTACAGATGTACAAAGCCGGGGAAAGATTATACCTCACGGGTGAAGAAGAGATTATCGCTCGTAAAGAACAGCACATGCACGCTGAGTCCGACGAAAGAAAGGGATTAATAGAGCATTACCTTGATACCCTTCTTCCAGAAGATTGGGACTCATTAGACCTAATTGAGAGACAATTATTCCTTGACGATCCCATAGCAAAACTTGGCTCGGTAGAGAGAACAAGAGTGTGCGTTCCCGAGATATGGTGTGAATGCCTAGGCAAAGATAAAACCGACATGTCCCGCTATAACACGAGAGATATTAACGAGATACTTAAGTCGCTAGGCGATTGGGAATCGGTGATGTCGACTAAGAACTTTCCGCTCTACGGGAAACAGAAGTATTATATTAGAAAAGACAGTTTATTATGAATGAGAAAAGGATACGAGTATTAGGTGCCATTCTTGCATACGAGGACGGTAGACGCATATACGACAGATTAGGTATATCCATTAAGGAGGTCGAAAAAGATGCGCTCAGACGAAAATTAGAAAGGACTTACCTTTGCAAAAGAGCTCATTTAGTTTACTTGGAACATAATGATGAAGACAATGGATAAGACAAGCGAAAAATATATAGAGAGACATTTAGTTGAGGACATGAAGATTAGATGTCATGGCATGTGCTTAAAGCTATCGGCGGAATATGTATCGGGCCTTCCCGATCGGGTTTGCCTATTTCCTAAAGGACAACTTGCCTTTGTGGAGCTTAAGACTACGGGAAAAAAGCCTCGAAGATTGCAGGAAGTTATACATCAACGCCTTCGGGAATTAGGCTTCCGGGTAGAGGTAATTGACTCTGTAGAAGGAGTCGACAAACTGATGGACGAATTTTCTGATATACCTTTTTAATCATGAAGGAATCAGATTTACATGCTTATCAGAAAAAAGGAGTAGAGCATATCATAAACAATCCTTACTGTGGCTTGTTTCTTGATATGGGTCTGGGTAAGACAGTTACTACTCTTACGGCTATCGAGAAGCTGATGTATGACTACCTTGAGGTAGAGTCCGTGCTTATAGTAGCACCAAAACGCGTGGTTCAGACTGTTTGGGCAGAGGAATGCTCAAATTGGGATCATTTGAACCATCTCAGTGTTGTGAAGATCGTAGGATCGGAGAGACAGAGAATCGCGGCTTACATGATAAAAGCTGATATACACATCATATCGAGGGACAATTTAACCTGGCTCTGTGCCTATTGCGGATCGGTTCTTCCTTACGACATGATCGTTATTGATGAGCTAAGTTCCTTTAAATCACATAAATCACAGCGCTTCAAAGCGATGAGACTGATAAGGTCTTCGGCTAAAAGACTAGTGGGACTTACGGGTACTCCGGCGCCCAATGGCTTAATTGATCTCTGGCCTCAGGTTTATCTAATGGATAAGGGCGAGCGCCTCGAAAAAACGATCACTAAATACCGAGAAAGGTACTTCACGCCGGGACAAACTAAAGGGCATATCGTGTACAACTATAGGCTCAATAAGGAGTCGGACGAAATGATTCACGAGAAGATCGAGGATATATGTATTAGCATGAAGTCGGAGGACTATTTGGATATGCCGGAAAGAACGGATAACTATATTAAACTCGAGATGCCGGAGGCACTTAGGCATCAATACTTAGACTTCGAAAAGAATAAAGTTCTTGAGTTAGTTAGTGGCGTAGGCCCGGATAATGAGATCACCGTTCTCAATGCCGCAGCGCTATCTAATAAATTGCTACAGTTTGCCAACGGGGCGGTGTATGACGAGAACGGAGGCGTTCATGCGGTGCACGACATAAAGCTCGAGGCTCTGGAAGAAATAATAGAAGACGCTAACGGTAAGTCGGTTCTTGTCGCCTGGACCTTTAGACATGATCGCGACAGGATCATGGAGTATCTTAAAAAGTACAAACCGAGAGAACTTAAGACCGAGGTAGATATTAAGGAGTGGAACGAAGGTAAGATACAGGTCCTATTAGCTCACCCGGCTTCCGCGGGGCACGGCCTTAATCTACAGTTCGGAGGTAGTATGATAGTTTGGTACGGTCAAACGTACAGTCTTGAGCTCTATCAGCAGTTTAATGGTAGGCTCTTTAGACAGGGGCAAAAGTTGCCTGTAGTAATCAATCACTTGTTGCTTAAGGGCACTCATGATGAGGACGTTATAAAGTCCTTGCAGTCTAAGGACCGAGTGCAAGACGGACTCATGAACAGCATAAAAGCAAAAATCGACAAGTACATCAAGCGTTAATTAAAGTTAAGGATTTAAGAATAAATGCCGATAAATTTGCGGGAACCGAAACAACGTATTATATTTGTTGCAGTAATAAATTAATAAACATAGAAAATCATGGTAGTAGAATTAAACATCGAAAAAGATCAGGACCTAAGGGCCTATGTAAAGAACTTAGTCAAGGGGCAAGTAACCTCCCTTCTCAGATCAGAAATAAGGGACATAATCAGAGACGCCCTATCCAACATGTCTCCGGTATCAAACAGAGACGCTCTTGAGAAAATGTGTCAGGCGACCATGAAGGATACGATTCATAAAGAACTATTTGAAAGTGCCCGTTATGGGGATTATTCTCCCGCGCAAATAGCTTTGAACGAAGCTATTAAGGAAGCGTTAAAAGAACTCATCCTAAAAAAGTAAGAACATGGTGGAAGTAGACATTCAAACGGGGGGTCACAAGTGGGTAAAGCAAAACACGGTGACCATAATCAAAGGAAAAAAGAGCTATGATCTCCCTAAGTGTGAGGTCTGTGGGGCCGTAGGAAAACGAATTAGGTTAGATACAGTTACATTAACTGAAAAAGAGTTCGAGAGACATGCAATCTGCAAAGGTTTCGTAGCAAGAAAGAAAATGGCTATTACTTTATGTCACGCCCAGGGCGAAGAGTTTGAGTCAATGACTCCCGGAAGCGAGCACAATATTATTGATCCGCCGCAAGGTGGTACTCGGGTAAGGGGCGAATGGACTATGGGAAAGACCGAACCCGTTCTTATCCTATTTGATGAGTTCAGATACACCGACGAAAAGCCTTTATAAACTATGGACTACTTTAAAATATTCAGTGATTACACAAGGCTAAAGCTTTCCGGGGACACCCTTTGGCGAAGCAATATGGTTAAGGCCGTTGCGGGCCATGTGTCTAGCGCTACCGTAGATAATTATCTCAGGCTGGCGTTACAAGCCGGGTATATAAAGAAACTGTCCCACGGCAAATATCAGCTAATCAAGCCCCTCTCGAAGGATATGACACGTAGCACACTTCGCTTCGAAGCAAGAAACGGCAAGCCGCAAGTTAATTATTACGGCAAGGTGATCGAGTTCTTAAAGAGTAAAAGACTAGGTGAAGCGTTCACCTTTGCAGAACTCAGCCATTTGGAGCCCGTGCCTAAGAGCACAATACGACACTACATAAGCCTTCTTAATACAAGAGGCTATATTATTAAACTGTACAATACGACCTATCGAGTCGAGAAACTAATAACGGATAAACGCTTCGGAGTTCGTAAGATCAGAAGCAAAGAAGTAATATATAAACATAATAAAAGAGTAGATCATGAATAAAGAAGAATTACTAAAGAAGGAAGTTGGCGGAAGTCATTATAACACTCTGGGCATGCAGCCCGTGGAGTTATGCTCTGAGGCGGGATTTGATTTCTTTCAAGGGAGCGTATTAAAGTATGTAACTCGCCACAAAACTAAGAACGGAGCAGAGGATATTAAGAAGGCGATTCACTTCGCCGAGTTCGGAGATTCGATGTCCTATAATAGCGCCGATGGCGGCCTTTCAAACGGGGATTACCAATTTCTAGCGGGAGAATACACCCGAGCTAATCGGATGGGACCTCTTGAATCTACAGTAGTGCGCAATCTTTATGAGCGCGAATTTCCTGCCATTAAATGCCTCCTGGAACAAATACTTAAAAGAGATTATCATGAGTAAGAAAGTAAACTCCGTTTTAATCGTAGGCCCTCAGGACTCATGTAAAACGGCCATAGCAAATAGCCTGGGTGAAACTTTTGGCCTGGAAATATACGATGAGGTTGTAAGCCCTGAGGAACTCGAAGCCCACGAGGCTACTAAGGATACAGGCATTTTTGTCTTACAGTTAGATCACTGTATCTTTTTGGATACCGGGTATTTTGACTTAGTTATTAAAACCAATAAACTTAAATGATATGAACTCAAAAGATAAAGAACTAGTGGCAGAGATTAAGGCCGAAATTAGGGAAACGCAGATGTACAGTAACGTGTACGATGCTCTACGAGGAAAATACTATGGCTACATGCGTCTGGAATTTAGCAACGGTAGAAGGGACTTAAGCGCCTACCTAGACGAGATTAAAACAAAGAAAGAAGACATATTACAGAAGATGGCTGAGTTACAGAAGAAGGCCGAGTTAAAGGACGTAGCCAAAGATATTGACAAATCCCTTCTCGCACACTATCTATTTGATCACGGTATGACAGAGATTGTGATACGAGAGGGCCAGGGAAGAATAACTCCGGGGGAAAGCCTATCAAATACTAAAATAGCTCCGAACTATTCAAACTTAGTGCAATTGGTATGTCCTAATATGGCTTTATTTCTTACGAAGGAAGGAGCGCCTTTGAACGCAAGACTCGCCGAGATTTGTAAGGGCATCGCTACTATTATTAGTAAACATTCGCATTCCAAAGCCTGGGAACTCGAGGCGTATTTGCTCAAGGAATTGGAGTGCTACGCTTCTCCCGAGAGAATAAAGCGTCTAAGGGCTGGATTAGAAACCCTTAAGGATGAATATAGGTCAAAAAAGGATATAGATTTTCGTGAGTTTCACGAGAAAGAGTTTGATATGATAATAGATGCGTTGTCTTATGATGAATTAGAGGGCTCGATCATTGTGTACCAGGACCTTCGAGATTTTGTGGGAGCGAGCATATTGCTGATGCTTACCCCGATTGGGACGCCCAAAAATAAAGAGTGCGAGATTATATGCAAGCAATTAGCCGCGTTAAGGGATATGCCCATAGGCAAAAGGTATAACGCTAGTTACGGCTATCTTATGATGTTCTTACGTGCGAACAGATCGAAAGCACTAGCGGATAAAATCGCAGGTACGATACGGGGCATGGACGGCGAATCTGATTTTGAACGAGGGATCAAAGGCGATGTGCATTCAAGGGCTCTAGGGCTTATCATAGAGGCTATAGTTAATAGCACAAAAGATTCTAATGCGAAAAGCGAGGGGTCCTTATGGGATGATCTGATGCGTTATGTTAGCGGCATGATTACCACAAGCGAAGTAAACGACAGGATAGCCCAGGAAGTAACGGGGATATACGATCCTCTAAGGTCCGAGAAAACAATGACCTGGTATGAGGTAAAGGCCAAATTGATTGAGTTGAAAAAAGCTAATTCCCCTGACCCCGAAAAGCGGGAGGAAGAAGACGCACGAACTGCCGCTTCTAAGAAGTCCCTAGTCGATCCCGAAGAATTAAGAAAAGCAATTGATACATTCAAAAAGGTCTTGGGGGGATTACTATGACAATATTAATTAAAATACTTGCGGCCTTTATGGATGTAGTAAGTGACAGAGGGCTAGAGATGTTCTTGATCTTTATCGCGGCCGCCTTCTTTACTATGTTAATTGACATACAAAAAGATAAATGGTACACTAGGATACCGGCCAAATGGTTTCTATTCATAGGCGTACTAATGTTGATCCTAAAAATGGTCTCGTGGATATATCACATAGTATAAGGAGAATATGTGTGGGCCTTGTTTTCCTAACGTTGGCCCCTACGGTTCACGCCTCAGACAAATGGTCGGAGCTAATAAGTGCCCTGGAATTTGTCGAAAGCGGGAACAGGATCAACGCTATAGGAAAGCGTAACGATACGGGAGTTCTTCAATTAACACCCGTATATGTCAGGGAGGTGAACAGGATATTAGAGAAGAAGGTATACAAACTATCCGATAGGCTGTCCGAGAGAAAGTCTATAGAGATGTTCAATATCTACCAGGCGAAGCATAATGCCTGCCGTAATATCCTCAGAGCCATAAGACTTCATAATCCGAAGGCCCCAATGCAATACAGACTTAAGATATTAAAAGCAATAGAAAACAATGAAAAAAGTATGGCACTATCTAGGGTATTTATACTACCCCGTGTTTATTACCTTTGTTGCACTTCATATAATAGCTCGCTTTGTTCTAGCGATCACCTATTTTGGAATGCTGGAAGCCCGAAAGGGGAAAGATGTTTTAAAACATATTTGGTAAGATGATAAGAGACGCAGAAACTATCCGAAAGATACAAGAGAGGGAAATGATGGAAGGCAGCCTCACTCCCGAGGAGACGATGGCCGATAAGGCCTGGGGAACTCAGATCGCTTTTGATAAGGATGAGAACGGCAACGTTATAAAGGACGAAAAAGGCAAGAGTCATTTTCGCTTGATAGCCGCTACGCATAGTCAACTCGTAGAGAAGATGGCTAGGCGAAATAAGGCGGGCGTTGAGGCTAACAGATTAAAGGCGAGGGAGCGAGAGATAAGAAGAATAGAGATTCAGAGGGAGGCTATTAACAGTAAGCTTATTGACATTAACGATGCCATTCCCGTAGAGCATATCCGACTTCTTATAAAGCTGCTTACCCAGGATCAAGCGGACGCGATGCAGAAGAACGCTGACTACATTAATGTCAGGCTAAAGCGTTTGCTATGTCCCCTTATTCCCCGGTCGCTTAAGAGGTCAATGATTCTCTATCCTAAGTCTGTGGTCAAACATCCGGGTTTCATTTATCAAGCAAGTAAAGAGTATGGGCAAGGCCGAATATTTTCGGCTACCCCGGACATCGTTTACTACTTTGAGCAGGGAACGGAGATGAAAATATTAAGAGACACTTATACTAATCAGCTTTTCTCTATTGACAAAGCCGTGGTACAGTACTGTCTCAATAAGGAAAGATTATCAGAACGGGAAATACGGTACGCGATCCAATTAAAAACGCTTAAAACGTACTTCACCCTCGTGAAGAAAAACCCGGTCTGGTATGACATATTAGTTCAAGAATTAATACGAAGAAGAAATGAAGCAAATAAGTGCACTCCTTGAGGGTAAAAGAGAGTATCAAAGGCGCAAGGGCTATGATGCGGATCATGACGATGCCCACGTCAATGGAGAGATAGTGATGAGCGTTGCTAAAAGATACTTAGACAATTATAATGAGCGGGTTAACCTCGGTCTCTTAAACACGGAAATCCACATAGACCATGCGATTGACGACCTAGCTAACGCCGGTGCCTGTATCATGGCTGAGATGGAGCGTTTGCAAAGAATACAGTTGCGACTGAGAGAACTAGAAAAGGTAGTAAATATAACGGATAAATGACATGACAGATAAACAGTTAGCAAAGGGTAATATACTCAAGTCAAATATTGAGTTTTACGAAGGGGCCTTAAAAGACTTTGACACTTTTCCGGGGGAGATCGAAATAAGTCTTGACGATCGCGCCGATAGAGCGCACAAGCCAATTATTAAATTGACCCGAGACTCGGACTCTTTAACTCGAATGAATATTCAGGCTAAGGAGTACAGCACTATTCGAAGCCTCATACGCACGGAGATAGCGGCTGTGATAAATAAACTACAGTTAGAATTAGATAATTTATAAACATTATGAACGATACTAAAGACGAAAACTTCATAGGTAACCAAACCGCAAAAAAGGGTAGGGGAATGACCCCGCAGTTTATAGACCTGAACGGTCGAAGAGACAAGGCCTACGAGAATGCTAAGAATCACGGCTTTCACGAGGGCGGTCAATCTGAGGAAACGTATAAAGCCCTTGTCATAAGCGAATTATGCGAAGCAATGGAAGCCCATAGACATGGAAAGTGGGCAAAGGCGACGGAGTTTGATCAGCGTCTACACGACGCCAGGGAAATCGCCGAAAAAGATAAGGACCTTCTCTTTGAGGGCCTTATCAAAGATTCGGTAGAGGATGAATTAGCAGACACTGTCATCCGTATACTTGATGTGGCGGGAAAAAGAAACGAAGCCATCGTATTACGTCGCGACATGATAGCCGAGGACAAAAGGCACGTATATAATCATACTGTACCCGAATTATTATACGGCTGCATGTGCCGAGTAGTTCAGTCCTGGGCTTTGAGGGATCAATTAGAATGGATATGGGCTATTTGCGAAGTTATAGGACCCGACATACTTCACTTTGTTACACTAAAAATGGACTACAATAGCGGTAGGCCCTATCATCATGGAAAAGCATACTAATAAAACGCCGGAGGTCCTAGGAATAGGCCCCGGCGATCTATCAGAGATCGCCCCTACAGAGGATAAAAAACATATAAGGGCTAGAGTAATAGACGTTGATAAGATCGTCTGGGGATTCAAAAAACCTAGTGGCCGTTTCTTTGTGTTTGATCCTTCCTGGCACGGTCGTGTTTGGCTACTCCCCGGGGAGTTCGAGCTAGCGGACTCTGAGGAATCTCTTGAACGGTACAAGGTTATTGACCAGGACGAAAGTAATGCGGTGGATATAGAAAGTATGTTAAACAACATGTTTGTTGATGGCTGGGAACTTATTCAAACGGTTCCTATGTGGCACACTTTTTTGCCCTCTAGCACACAGACAAAAGGGACAGATGCCTTTTGCTGTCAATGTAGATACATATTTAAAAGAAGAGCATAACGTATTGAAAAGATATAAAAATCCTATTGACACGCATAAGTCAATAGGGGAGTTAAGTAATGGAGTTCCATCGCGCTGCTTTGGTAAAAAGGTTATTATAAGAAGGCAATGGATGAGTAAGCCGCGAATACGCGGACAAATACCTTACGGTTAGCTATAGAAAAAGGAGATAATTTGTAGATTACCTCCTTTTTCTTTTGTTCTTATTAATCACTTAGGATTATACGTCATGTTTGCTATAGGATACCTACTGATGCCGTTGCATATTGTCGCTTTATCTTCGGCGTCGTATTCAACCGTCCCGTGCCCCAGATAGGTATACTCTTTTAATCGGGTATTGTAGAAAGCATAATCGGCCTTTTTGTCAGGAAGCATTTTAACTCTGATCTCTATATCTCCACTAAAGTTCTCTGAATAGTCATATCTATCGAGGCCCTTTATTGGGCCGCCACTGTTTCGGGCCTCGGGTTTAGAGGCCTCTACGGGTTCGATTGTCATTATCACCCGATCCGAGCCATCAATCAGTTCTCCGGTTATTTTATACCCGGCCCCAAACTCTTTTTTAAGCGCCTCTGCTTCTTCTAAGTTGGCGTCGTCCAAAGGTTCTTCGCCCTCGGTCAAATAATAATAGGCATCACTTGATACTTCTCTTTTCATCTTTAGCCCTCCTTTTTTCTTTATTTATTGCTAATTCTGTACATTTAATGGCCCACCCCTGCATATATGTGAAGGGCTCCAAATTATTTATGTCGTAGTGCACGTCTACGTCGTTGAGTATACCGCCGATGGCGTGTAGGCATTCGTGACCAATATCATCTCCGTCAGAGTCCGGCCTGATAGCTATAAGGGAACCTTTTCGGTGAGTTCTTTTATGAACTACGGTGTACCAGGTTCCGACGTCGCCGTCTTCAAAGCCACTTACACCTAACCCGTTATGGGTTTTGTACTCATAAAACTCTTCGTTTACTCGGCCAAAGTCCTTATCAAGAACAACTACAAATAGCCATCTCGGATAGATCACGGGATAGAAACTATATACCTTTAATCTCTTTTTCATGGCACTATTTCTTTTAGCTCTACTTCCGTGGGCTCCCTATCCTCCCACTTTACGTTGGGAAGCAATTGCGCAGGCAATTCTACTTTTGAGTAGCACCGGCCAACCCGAGGATATATGTAGTCGGGTTGCTCTTCTTTACAACGTATCCAATAACTTTTATCGTAGTAATAGCTGGGGTGCTTTGTGGGCTTTGCGCCCGCATACAAATACAGCCTTCCGCTTTTATCTCTGGCTACGTACAATTTCTCATTCATATCCTTTTATATTAATTACTATACCGAAAAACACGGCTGGGGGTAATGACCATTTCCCTACCGAAAAACACGGCTGGGGGTAATGACCATTTCCCTACCGAAAAACGCGG